CTATCGAGGACGCGGGCTTCGAGATCCGCGACCAGATCATGTGGATTTACGGCAGCGGATTTAAATCCGCTGCCGTAAATCCACATGATCTGGTCGCGGATCTCGAAGCCCGCGTCCTCGATAGCTACCGCCATGCGGTGGTAGGTCCGGCTGCCGCTGAATGCCAGCAGGTACCCGCCGGGCTTGAGGATCCGCAGCGCCTCGATCCAGACGGCCGGATTCTGGGCGATGTCCCCGCCGTCCCAGGCCATGCCCATGAAGCCGCCTGTGGTTGCGCCAGCACGCGATCGGCTGTAGGCGTTGTCTTTGCCCTTTCCGCTGGGCCCGCCACCGTTGTTCGTTAGGTGGTACGGAGGATCCGTGACGAAACTGTCGACGCTGTTGTCTGGCATGGCGCGCATCACCTCGATGCAGTCGCCCTGGTGCAGGGTGAACATCAGATGCCACCCTTGACAATGCCCCGGCGCCGATCCGTATCCGCCTGGGCCTGCAGCCGCGATGGAATGCTGAATCCGTTGTTCGATGGCGTGACAAGGCCCGGGGTTTTGTAGACCGCAGGAGGCTGGCGCTCAGGCTTGATCTGGCAGCCGGCGCCGGTGAAGGCGTTGTCCTGGCTTAGCTTCGGCTTGGCCTTGCGCATGGGGTGGTTCTTGGCAGGCGGTGCCGTGCCGGTGGCCTTGATCAGGCTTTTGCCGACGGTGCTGGGCTGGCCGCGCCAGTTGAATGCGCTCAGCACGCTGCTCATTTTTCGGTCCTATTTAGGACCTGCATCGGTGCTGTACCGAACAGTTTGTCCCGATTAACCTTCTCGGCATGACGCATAAAGTCCGTGTAGGTTTGACCCCGAGCAATCATGTAAACCCAGTCGCGCACAGCGCCGGCGCGGTCGGTCCCCGCTTCCCTGACCGCCTTGGTGAACATGAGGAATGTTTCCCCGTCCACATCGGTCGAGATTCGATGCTCAAGGTTGCCAAAAGGGCCGTTCACAGAGGCTCGAGAGAAAGCCAGCGAGTCGTCGTTGCTGTCGTCTGGATTGATCATGTTTTTGTCGTCCCGGTGTTATTGCTGAAATCAGTGCCTGCGAAAAACTCGCCGTGGGTGCAGGTCGCAGACGCCCTGCCCCACTGGATGAAATCAAGCGTCGGCGGTTTCGTAAGAGAGCCGGCGTTCGAGGTAGTCGTGCTCGAAGTTCAGGTGCGCAGTCGTGCCCGGCTCGCAGGGGTTGCACTCGTGCAATGGCTCGCCGCGGTCTGCGCAGCCCTGGGCCATGTCGCGCAGTTCGGAGCGGGTCAGGGCGGTGATGGGGGTGATCTGGTGCATGGGTCAGGCCTTCGATGGGGTACGCAGAACATCCCGAACCACGGCGACCGCGTGTTCAAAAGGGACGCCGCGGAAATATTCGGAACGAATGGACGGGCGGCTCGTTGCGACGGCTGCCAGCGCCCTGATACAGGCGGATTCGCGCCCGCTGAGGTCCGTATCGGCCATGGGAAAAGTCAAGAATCGCCCGACAGCGAGCCCGCGCGTCACGGATTTCGTGTGCAGCTCGCGCAAGCGGCAGTGCGGCATGCTCGAGCGGCCCACCTTGACCAGGTCGCCAACCTCGATGAGATACAGAGCCGGAGCCCGTCCGCCAGCGTCGTACCGAGCCAGTACGGCTTTTGGTCTGCCACGATTGCCGGCCATAGCTCATGCCTCCTGGGGTGCAGGGACTGCAGGCGCGCCTTCAACACCGATCAGTTCGGGCCAGATCAGATGCCAGTCGCTCGGGCGAAGATCCCAGCGCCTGATGGCGCCGTTGGTCACCTGCTCCATGGCCACGCAGTTTTCAGGGCCTGGGATTCGTCCGGCATATCCGTGTTGCCACTGGCGCAGCTGGGCCACGTTCTTGATGCCGATGGCAGCCGCTAGGGCTGTAATTGCCATGGCATCAGGCGAATTGAGGTAGTCGTGGAGGTTCATAAATCGGTATTGGATAGCATTTGCTACCGTCCGTCAAGTAGCAAATGCTTTCCTAGCGCGTGCTACGGTTATTCCATGAACAGACAAGCGGTAATCGACCACCGGAAGGAGCGCCTGCAGGCTCTGGTGGATCAGAAATTCGGCGGCAGCAAGGCCGAACTTGGCCGCGCGCTGGGGTACAAGGATGGTGCTTTTGTCGGGCAGATGTTGCGTGGTGATCGCCCGATCAGCGAGAAGACGATCGAACAAATCCACGGGCTGCCAGCAGGCAAAAACTGGTTCAGCGCTCAGTCGTCAGGAACACTGGCCGCCGAGCCTCCAGCCACCTACGCAGCAGTCACGGCCGCCCAGGCGATCGCCGCCCTGACCCAGGCCCTGCTCGCAATGCCAGGCCCAGACCGCGAAACAGCAGCTGCAGTGCTCTCTGGCCTAGCGCGAAACCCCGAAGGACAGTGGTCGGTGTGGCTGCTCGACCTGATTCAGCGCAACAACCTCCCACAAACATGGGGGTCTGGTAAATCTGACAGGCTGGGAATACCCGATACAAAAAATATCAAGGATTCAGCCAAGATGCAAGGTGCAGATAGAACTATTGTGTTCGGTCCCGCACTGACGAAGGCATTTTCTTATGGTAACCCCTCCGATGATGAACGCGCAGATCCTGCAGTTCCCCCTGCAAAGAAGCGCGGCTGAGCAGGTGATAGATGAACTGAAAGAACACACCCGGGTACGAGAGCTGAGGGACCTCCTGGTCGTCGCTCAGTTCGAGGACGGCGACCCCAGGCTGGGCATGGCCGGCCGGTACTGGGACAATCCCGAGGAGGCACTGGCCGCCGTGCGCTATGTCGACCGAGCCATCCGCTGGCGATGGTCCCTGAAAAAGGGTTGAGAGCCCCACCCCACAAACCCGCTTCGGCGGGTTTTTTTACGTCCTCTGAAAAATATTTGCTATCGCCGTAGCATTTGCTATTGACAGTCAAGGTAGCAAACGCTATTCTCCAAATCATCACTCCAAAAAGCGATACGAACCCGGCCAGTCCGCATACCTGGCCACAGCCAACCCGAGGGGCGCGGCGGTTCTAGAGGCGGTGCCTTGCAGCTGGATGGCGTGAGTGGAGAGTGATTCGGAGGGGCGGCTGCATGGCGGGAGCGATTCCCCCGGCGCTGAACCGGCAGGAGGCGATGAGCACAAGCGAACGCAGCCCAGCCGCTCCACCGAATCGCTCTCTTTCATCAACCGGGTGGGAGACGCAAGTGGCAAAACGCAAAATTACCGGCACGTTGTACGTGTCGCTGTCCGAATACAGCGACCCGGACCAGCTGAAAAATCCGGACGAGGCAATGGCGCTGAAGGCGCTCACCTTCACGTCTTACGACATCACCAGCAGCAGTGGGTACTGCAAAGCGGGAACCGCAACGGTCACGGTGGAGCTCGATGACGAGAAAGAGCTGGTCGAGAACAAAGCAGCCAGCCTGAGAGCCGAAATCACCAAGGTCCGCGCGGATGCCGAAAACGCGATCACCAACCTGACGGTCAAGCTGAATAGCCTGCTGGCGCTCACCAACGAGGCGAAGTCGTGAGCGCCCAAATCACCGCCACGGTGCTGGCACAAGCACTGGCCGCGCAGCAAGCCCGGCCCACCACACCGACAAACCAATGCACCTATGGCGGCATCACGTTTGTCAGCCCAGAAGCTGCACGGGCAGCGCGTGCGCAGCAGGACGACCTCGAACACCGCGAGCTGCAGGCTCGGCCAGGGCGGTTCCTGTGAGCGCCGCGCAGGACTGGTCGCTGAGCGACGAGCAGATGGCCGTGCTGGGTGGAACCGGCATTTCCGGATGGGGCGACGTGCCACGGCCGACCGGCCGCCAACCTTTGCCCGACTGGGTGAAGGGCGCGCATGTTGACTGGATGAACGGTGCCAGCAACGCGCCCACCGTGAAGTTGAAGGTCGCCGGCGATGTCTACAACTGGGATGAACAGCGCTGGGCGAAGGAAGGCGCCAAGATGTACATCACGCGCCACTCGGATGGCCGCGCGCGGGTCTACTACCACGACGGCGCCCGTTCACAGTGCGCGGCCTACCGGTTTGCAGACGCTGGCTCGATACCAAAGCAGCCTGCCGACCACCACGGCACGTATGGCTGGAATGTCACGCCAGAGGAGGGCTGGGCTGACCACGTCCTGAGCATTCGCGCGACGTGGACCCAATGGCGGCACGCCAGCACGCTCGAAGCCGCCCAGGCCGACGGCGAAAAGCATCTGAATTGGCTGCGCGAACGTGGCTACTACAGCGCCGAAGCGCGCGTCGAAACACAACTCGCCACGGCCACGACTGAACAGGGCGGCTTTGGCGGCGCCAACATCTGGATGACCATGCTGGATGGCAGCGCCCTGGTGCTGCGCGGCCCGTGGCATGGCGGCGCACCAGCGGGTTATGTCGAGGTCAGCACGAGCGATTGTTCTGAGCCGGCGTATGGCTGGAAAAAGAATCGCCAGTGGCATCAGCGCGGAGGCTGTGGCGGCCTCTATATCACCGAGGACTTGTTCCTGCGCATTATGGCCAGGCACTGCGCCCACGTGCCCATTGCGCGCGTACAGCACAGCTACGGCGTTCGCCTTGAGCCATATCGTGCGGAGTGGGAAATGCCCAAGGCGCCGGTTTATTACCTCGAACTGGGCCGCGCCCAGCGAAACGAACCAGCTGGCCCGTTCTGGCGCGTCTATTGGGATGGCACTGAGCGCTACTGCGGCAGCCTGCGCGTGCCGAGCCATGGGTATCAGGATGGCGTGACTGATCGGGTGTCAGCATGAGCGACCGCCCCCAACTCAAATACGTCCGCACCGATGCGGGCTTTGCCACCTGCCCCAGCGCAACCGGCCAGCACGTCTACCTTGCGCGCGCCGTGAAGTCGACCCCCATTTCCGCCGGCTTCATCGAATGGGACTTCGACGGCCTGCCGCTGTGCATGGGCCGCAGCGAGTCCCTGAACCTCAATTCCATGGCCTGCGATACCGCGGCGCTGCGCGAAGCCTGGGGCATGCGCGCACCTGCCGCGCGCCCTGCCCTCAACCCTGCCGCCCTGGCTGCTGCCCAGAAGTTCGGCAAGGACCTTTCCGATGAATCCCTTGAAGTTGGTGATCCAGCATGAACGCCCTCAAAAATAACGCTGCCCTTCTGTTCTTCATCCTGGTGCTGGGCGGTCTGGGCGGCTGCCTTGACGGTCCCGAGGACCACGAAAGCGAATGGTCTCAGTCCGACAACCTCAAGGCCCTGCAGGACAGCGAAGCCGGAACCGCCAAGCGCGAAGCCGCTGCGCAGGCGCTGTGCCGTGAAGCCCACGGTGAAAGCGTTGCCTTGTGGACTGCTGACGGAAGCCTGGTCTGCCGGCCGCGCCGCGGGCCTGGTGTTGCGAAAGCGCAGGTGATGCTGTGATTTGCTGCGACGAATTTGACAATTGCACCCTTGCCCCCGGCTGTATCGCATGCCGCGAGACACCGCCGCGCCGCGAGGTGCCCCGCACAAACCTGAACGTGGTCAAGCGCCCCTGCGACGGCCAGCCCAACCGCATGTGCCCGAACGACTGCGATGTGGACTGCAGCTTCAACAACGCCACGCTGGACCGGGTGATGAATTACCCGCTGCGCCGCGTGCATTGCCACGAACTCCCGCAGCCAACAGCACCAGCGGAAAACCTGCCTTACGACTGGTTCACCACACCCGCATGGGTTCCGCCCGTGGTGATCAGCGGCGCGCTGGGCGCCATCGCCTTCGGTCTCTATCGCTACTTTTTTTGATCAACCACTGAGGACAACATGAGTAATCAACTCGCAGAAAAGCAGGTAAACCCTGTCGTCAAGTTCAGCAAATTCATGGACACGTACAAGGGGCAACTGTCCCTGGCGCTGCCCAAGCATATGCACGCCGATCGAATGGCGCGGCTGGCATGCACGCAGTTCAGCAGCAACCCGGCGTTGCAGGACTGCGATCCCATCAGCATCGCCGGATCCATCATGACCGCCGCCACGCTGGGCCTCGAGCCCGGTGTCAACGGCCAGGGCTACCTGATTCCCTACTACGACAAGCGCAAGCGCATCAGCATCTGCACGTTCGTGCCCGGGTGGAAAGGCCTGCAGGACATCGCAAACCGCTCCGGCCGTTGCACGACATGGACCGGCGCCGTCTTCGAGGGCGACCACTTCGACTATGCCCTGGGCGATCGGCCGTTTGTCAGCCACAAGCCGGGCGAGGAAAACGACCCGAGCAAGCTGATTTACGTGTACGCCATCGGTCGCGTAAATGGCAGTGAGTGGCCGGTGATCGAGGTCTGGTCTGCCGCAAAGGTCACCCGCCACCGCAACAAATACAACAAGGTCGGCGAGCGGCATTACAGCTTCCGCGACTGGGAAATGTATGCGCGCAAGGTGCCGCTGCTGCAGGTGCTCAAGTACATGCCGGCATCCATCGAGCTGTCCAACGCCATCGCGGCGTCGAACCACGCCGAGGCCGGCCGCAATGGCAACGTGATCATCGACGGCAACTTCGTCCACATCCCCGACCGCCAGGACAGTGACGACGACGGTGCCGATGACCAGGGCGGCCAGCAGCAGGAACAAAAGACGCTGCCCACCTGCACGCCCGAGGCCTTCGACAAACGCAAGGCCGGCTGGAAAGCCGCGATCGAGCAGGGCATTCAGGACGTCAACGAGCTCATCGCCACCGTCGAAACCAAGGAACTGCTGACGACCGACCAGAAGGTCGAAATCGCCAGCTGGGCAGTCAAACCAACCACAGGAGAAAAGCAATGAAAACCCTCAAACTCACCCAGGGCACCGCCGAATGGCTGGCCCACCGCCGCAGCCACTTCAACGCCAGCGATGCTGCTGCCATGATGGGTTGCTCGCCGTACAAGTCGCGCAACCAGCTGCTGCACGAACTCAAGACCGGCATTGCCGCCGAAGTCAGCGCCGAAGGCCAGCGCCGCTTTGACGACGGCCACCGCTTCGAGGCCCTGGCGCGTCCGCTGGCCGAGGAGTTCATCGGCGAGGACCTTTACCCGGTGGTCGGTACCGAGGGCAAGCTGTCGGCCAGCTTCGACGGCCTGACGATGCTGCGCAAAAAGAACTTCGAGCACAAGAGCCTGAACGACGAGCTGCGCGCCTGTTTCGCCCAGATCGAAACCCTTGACGCTGCCGTGCGCGACACCGAAGGCGGCAAGCTGCTGCCGATGTACCACCGCGTGCAGATGGAGCACCAGCACCTGGTCTGCAAGTCTGCCGAGCAGACGCTGTTCATGGCGTCCAAATGGCGCGGTGAAGACCTGGTTGAGGAGCGCCACTGCTGGTACACGCCAGATCCGGAACTGGCTGCGGCTGTAGCAGCTGGATGGGAGCAGTTCGAGCAGGACCTGGAGGCTTACGAGCCGGTGGAAATGGCCACGCCGATCGTCGCGGCGTCCGTGGTGCACCTGCCGGCGCTGTCGATGAAGGTGGAAGGCTCCATCACGCTGGTCGACAACCTGACCGTCTTCGGCGCCGCCCTGGAGAACTATGTCGCCACCATCAACCTCAAGCCGGAAACCGACCAGGACTTTGCCAACCTGGACACGGTGATCAAAACGCTCAAGCGTGCCGAGGAAGAACTGGCAGAAGGCGAAAAGCGCGCGCTGTCGCAGACCGAGAGCATTGCCAAGATGCAAACCACGGTCGCCCAGTACATGGAGCTGGCACGCACCAACCGTCTGCTGGCTAACAAGCTGTTCACCACCGAGAAGGCAAACCGCAAGCTGGCGATCGTGACCAAAGGCGGCACCGACTTCGCCGCGTTCATCGCCGAGCTCAACGCCACCTTCCCCAAGGCGTACATGCCCGCGGTGCCCACTGATTTCGCCGGCGTCACCAGCGGACTCAAGAGCCTCGACAGCATGAAAAACGCGATCGACAGCGAACTGGCGCGCGCCAAGATCGCCGCCAACGCCATCGCCACGCGCATCACCAAAAATCTGACCGTGCTGCGCGAGAAGGCCAAGGACCACGCCTTCCTGTTCAACGATGTCAGCCAGATCATCCTCAAGGAAAACGACGACCTGGAAACGCTCGTCACATCCCGCATCAGCGAGCACGCCGCCAAGGTGGCGCTGGAGGAAGCAGCAACCCGCGAGCGGATCCGCAAGGAAGAACAAACAAACCTGGCCAACTCCCAGATCGAAGGCATCCGCCAACAGGTGATGATCGCCACCGTGGGCCGCGCCGGCGTGCGCAAGGGCGGCACCATCGAGTGCATCCGCGAAACCTTGGCCGAGACCGAAGCATGGGTGATTGACGAAGCCCAGTTCTTCGACCACGTGGCAACCGCTCAGGCCGCCAAAGACACCGCGATCACCCAGATCCGTGCGCTGCTGGTCAAAGCCGAGGAAAAGGCTGCCGCAGCACCTGCAGTGGCGGCACCTGCAGAGCCTGCGCCGGTAGCGGCAACATCTGCCCCAGCACCAGCCGCCAACGTGGTGCCCATGCGCGCCGCCGCCGCGCCAGCGCCTGCAGCGGCACCAGCCACACCGCCCACCATGAAGCTGGGCGACATCAACGCCCTGCTGTCCCCCATCGCCCTGTCCGCAGAAGGCCTGGCAACGCTCGGCTTTCAGGCAACGACCGTCAAGAACGCGAAGTTGTACCACCACCACGACCTGACCAACATCTGCGCCGCCCTGCATGACCTGCTGGACCGTGTGCAGGCGAAGCAGGCAGCGTAGTTTTTCAGGGCAATACGCCGGGGCGCAACCTCCTCCCTCCCCCTCCTCCCATTGCCCCGGCGTGCCCTTTTTCTTTTTCCCTTGTCCCTCAACCACCAGGAGTTTTATGCAAACCGCGACACCAACCCTTTCCGCAGTCGCTGCGGCCGTGGCCCTCGGGCTTTTCTACGATTCGGAGACGACAGGCCTGCCCGAGTGGGGCATGCCGTCCGAGGATCCCTGCCAGCCGCACATCGTCGGTCTGTGCGCGAAGCTGGTCAACCTTGAGACCCGCGAGGTCGTCAAGGAATTCGACGTGCTGGTCAAGCCCGACGGTTGGACCTGGGACGACAGCGCCACCAGCGAAGACGCCGCCTTCAAGGCCCATGGCATTACGGTGGCGCGCGCCACGGCCGAAGGCATCCCGGAGAAAGATGCGACGCAGATGCTGCTGGACATGGTGGCCATGGGCGAGCAGCTGGGCGCCGTGACCCTGATCGGCCACAACGAATCCTTCGACCGCCGCATGGTGCGCATCGCTTTGAAACGTTACTTCGACCGCGCCCTGGCCGAAGGTGAAGCGGACCCCGGCGACCAGCCCTCCGACAAATGGAAGAACCAGGTGGCGTACTGCACCTGCTGGCAAGCGCACAAGTTCACCAAGCTGCCCAAGAACAAAAAGCCGAAGTTGGTGGAGGCGTTCCAGCACTTCACCGGGCGGGCCATGGAAGGCGCGCACAGCGCTGGCGGTGACGTCGACGGCTGCATGACCGTGTACTGGGCCATCCAGGACCTGCTGAACCCGCCGGCGGCCGTGGCGCCCGAGCTGCAGGCCGCCTGATCCCCTCCACCCTCCCGCAACTACGAAAGCCACTATGAACGTATTCGCACTCGAAGAACCCACCAAGGTGAAGGTCACCGACGTGGAGGTCCTGAGCAGCAAGGACCGCAAGCCCACCGACAACCCGGGCGCTGCGCTCAATTTCAGCATGGTGGTCGGCAACGACATGCTGACCATGTTCGACGGCTTCCTGAAAAGCGCCCTTTACATGGCTGTGGCCAACAAGGGCGACGCGCCGGTGAAGCAGAACAAGGTCCAGGACACGCTGGTTCCCGAGGTCAGCAACCAGCAAATCAGCAGCGACATGCCCAAGCTGACAACGATAGGCATGAAGCTGGGCGAGTTCGCCTGGGACCTGGAGCTGATCGGCTGCAAGCTGAACATCGAGTACGGGACCAACGGGCCCAGCGGCATCCAGGCCGATGGCTGCAAGGTGTACCGCTTCCGCATCTTCGGCCAGGAGGGCGGCAGCGTGATCATCAAGTACCGCGTCGAGTTCAGCGACGTCGACAGCGCCACCCACGGCAAGCTGGCCATGCTCAAGAACTGCGAGGCCGTGATCACGCTCACACCGCCAGTTGTCGCCGATGACGGCCCGATGGAAAACCCGCTGCCCTTCGAGGCTGACGGCAGCAAGACCGGCGAGAAGATCCTGACCGCCGGCGAGGCCTTCGCCAAGGCCCACGAAACCGCCGACGCGCAGGGTTGATCGTGGCAAAGGCAAAGGCCCTGTTCAGCGCGCGGCAGCGCCTGGTGCCCCAGTACGGGGTGATCGAAGGCGGGCTGCTCGATGGCTGGGCCTATGCCTTTGTCCGCGTGGAGGTCGACAAGGCCAAGGTCTTCCTGGTGGTGCGCGGCACAAAACCGAAGTGGCCGTTTCCCGAGCTGATCCGCCTGAGCATGGCCGACTACATCGAGCTGCGCAACCCAGGCATGACAGCGCCCACCCATGAAATGCAAAAACTGATAGACGCCGTGATCGAACACGTGCGCACCGGACCACAAAAGTGAAATATGACCTGGCTCTACATCCCATCAACACCATCGAATTCTGCGCCGGCGTCGGCATGCTGGGAGAAGGACTGCGAGCCGGGCTCGAGTACTTGGGCATCCCGCATCGCACCATCGTCTACGTTGAGCGGGAAGCTCACGCAGCCAGCGTCTTGGTCTCGCGCATGCAGGAAGGCTCGCTGGATGAGGCACTTATCTGGTCCGACCTACTCACCTTCGACAGCCGATGCCTGCGCGGCCGCGTGGATTGGATCGCTGCCGGTTTCCCGTGCCAGGACCTCTCGCTGGCCGGACGACGCGCCGGTCTGGACGGGAGCCGATCCGGGCTTTTCTTCGACATCCTCGACCACGCCGACGCTAGCGGTGCGTGGGGACTCTTTTTGGAGAACGTCGCAGGCATCGCTTCTGCCACCTCAACCGTTATGGACGAAGCTGCCGCCGCCGAGATTACCGGCGGACGCTACCGACCAGCAGGTGACGCACTGGGAGAGCCGGATGAAGTTGTACTCGAAAGAGCAGCCGCCCGCGTCCTGGGAGAACTGGCCGAGCGCGGGTGGCACACGGAATACCTCACTCTTTCCGCGGCCGACGTGGGCGCCAGCCATGGGCGGCTGCGATGGTTCTGCTTTGCATGGCGACGTGACATGGCCGACTCCGGAGGCGGGCAGCTTCGGCGGGGATCAGAACATCGAGAAGACGCTCAATCGACGAGCCAAATATGCGGAGAAGTACGGCAACAACGGCTTCGGTCTGACGTTGGCGCAGGCTGTAGCAGCGAGCCGGGACCAGTGGCTGACACCAGCGGGCATGGCGGGCATGGACCATACCGGGAAGGCGGGAGCGGGCGGGGAGTTTGCGCAGCAGGCGACGCGCTGGCTGACACCGAACGTGCCGAACGGCGGCCGGAGCGTGTCGGAGGCACTGGTTCACTCAAAGGGCACGACGCCGGAGGGCGAGAAGAAGACGGTGGGCCTGGAGTCGCAGACGCGGTACTGGGCTACCCCGACAGCCAGTCCGAACAGCAACCGGGGCAACAAGATGGCGCCGAGCCACGGGGACGGCCACGGGCTTGTTCTGGCGGGTCAGGCGGGTCAGTGGGAACCGACGGCGGAGCCGAGTTCCCTGCCGGTGTCGGCCAGGCCGACACCGGCAGCACGCGATGCGAAGGGCCCGAACTCGGAAGCCCATGTGACGACGAACGGGACCGGCCGTATGCACATGGATCAGCTGGCGAACTTTGTGGCCTTTTCGCCCCTGGTCCAGCCGATCCCCGATGGGCAGACATCATCGCCCGAAACCCAGAACTCGCGCCGGCACTTGAACCCACTTTTCGGAGCGAAGTTAATGGGCTGGCCTTCGACATGGACGATAGCCGAGCCGCACGCCTCAAGTGCGTTGGCAACGGCGTTGTTCCGCTCGCAGCTGCAGCAGCAGCTGTCGTGCTTCTTCGGCGCGCGGGGTTTGTGAAATGACCTGCGCAAAAACCCGCGTGTTCGTCACGCTGCAACACCCCGACGGCAGGACCTGGCGCGGAGAGAACTGGTGCCGCAATCCGCAGCCGGCGTGCCCGCGCGAGCCCGGCGAGGACTACACGAAGTGCCAGACCATCTGCGGCCAGGATCACCACGCCGAAATGGATGCGCTGCGCCTGGCTGGGCGCGACGCCAAGGGATCCACGGCCGTGCTCGAGGGCCACACCTATTTTTGCCGGACGTGCCAGCACGCACTGTTTGACGCCGGCGTCACTTCACTCCAGAGGGCAGCATGATCAAGATCAACAAACCCGAGTTCATCACGTTCACCGGCGTGGACGACACCACCGACCCGGCCGGCCTCGTGCAGCTGGCCGACGACTATCCCGTCGAGTGGGGCCTGCTGTTCTCGTCGAAGCGCCAGGGCAGCGAGCTGCGCTACCCGAAGCTGTCTACCATCTGGTGGCTGGTCGAGGAGCTGCCGCTGCGGTGGGCAGCCCATTTGTGCGGCGCCGATGCGCGCGAGGTTATCGACACCGGCCATTCGCAGCACGACCGGATCCTGACAGAGCATTTCCAGCGCTGCCAGATCAACACGGCCGACCCGATGCTGAAACCCAGCAACATCGGCAACTGGGCAGCGATCAGGAACCTGCGCGCCATCCTGCAGTGCCGCGCGGACTTCCCGAAGGTTTCGTCCGTCGATGTCCTGTTCGACGCCAGCGGCGGCCGCGGCATTTTCCCTGGCGACTGGCCGAAGGCGGTCAACACCACCTTCTGTGGCTTCGCCGGCGGCCTGCGCCCTGACAACGTGGCGGCGGCCGTGGCCATGATGAGCGCCCGCGCCACGCGCTACTGGATCGACATGGAAAGCGGTGTGCGTGACGACCAGGACCGTTTCGACCTGGCGAAGTGCCGCGCGGTGTGCGAGGCCGTCTACGGGCCGCGAGCATGAGAAAACGCACCCACCGCAAGGTCTGGCCACTGGTCAACCCAATCGTCCACGCAACAGCCAGCGCGGCCGTGATCCCCGCAGCAGAGCAGGAAAAGCTGATGGCGCGCAACAACGCCGCCATCAAAGCCCTGCAGTTCGGCACCTTCACCGCGCAGCACTGGAAAGACCTGGCCGACGCCTTCAACATCGCCGAGGCCTGCGCCAAGCCGCCGGTGAACGTCGCCAACGACCACGCCGGCCTGTTCCGCGATGCACATGACGTGCTGGGAAGCCTCAACGAGCAGTTCCGCACCTGCGGCGTATGGACCCCGCGCGGGCCACAGCTGCAGGTGCTCAAGGACGCCATGTTCGTCCACAGCATCCAGCTGCAAAACGTCGGACAGGGCGAGCTCGAGCGCGCCATCGACCGGATCGTCAACCGTGTGAGCCAGGCACGCGCCGGCAACGGCAATTGCATTCTGGTGGAGGTTCCGGCATGAACCCCGGTACCGACCGCAGCGCTCGCCCGGACGTGCGGAATCCCTTGTTAGCCGACAAGGATGTGATAGCCGAGTGGCTGGCTCTGCGCGCCTACCACCCAGAGGCGGCGGCAGCCCTGCAGCGGATGTTGCGCAAGCTGGCCAAACGCTGGCGCGGGCAGGCCATCGAAACCTGGGAGAACAACAAGGCACCGATGGGCCGGTATCAGCGCAGGAACGCCGACGTGGCATTGGATCTGGCTGTGGTGATGAAGGCATCGAGCGTGTACGCGCGCCACCTGGCTGTGGCTGGCGATCACGCCACACCTTGCGGCAAGGTCTGCAGTGGCCACCCGTGCACCTTGCCAAAAGGGTGCGGCTGTCCAGACTGCACCGTTTCACTTCACGACTTCCCGGAGGGCTCATGACCGTCGCCGATCTCATTGAAGACTTGAAAAAAATGCCGCAACGGTTGCCCGTGCGCGTGGTTCTGTCGGAGGTTTACATCAAGGACGAGAGCGGCGAAACCATGATGCCGCTATGCATCAACGACGCCAGCGAGGCCGCCTATGTGCGCCATGAAGGCTCGTTCATCCTGATCCAGGGGAAATAGTCGTGATCGAGGCTTTCGTCATCATCAACATGGCCGACGTCCACCAGTGGGATGAGAGGTTCGGCCGCATGGGTGAAGCCCACACGATCCCGGAGAAGTGCCGGCCGACCATCCTGCAGTGCGACCGCAAGACAGCGGAGGAGGAGTGCATCCGGTTGGCCAAAACCCACATCAATGGCAGGTTCGTGATCTTCGAGGCCGCCCAGGTGGCAATGCGGATCGACTGCCCTACCCACGTCACCCTCTCGGGCCAGACCATGTTCAGCGAGCGCGTCTTGCGCCTGGCGAAGGTCACCGACGACTTGCCGTTTTGAAAGGAAATTCATGAGTCACTACGAAACGCTGGGCGTGAAGCCCGACGCCACCCCCGAGGAAATCAAAAGCGCCTACCGGCGGGCATCAAGCAAGGCGCATCCCGACAAGGGCGGAAACACCGAGCTGATGGCGGCCGTCAACCAGGCCAACGATGTGCTGAGCGATGCGGCACGTCGCCAGCGATACGACGAGACCGGCAACGATGCGCCGGAGCGCACCATGGAGCAGAGAGCCATGGACCAGCTGGTCCGGTTCTTCGAGCTCGTGCTGGAAATGGACGGCAACCTGGTCCAGCTGGTGCGCCAGCAGATGAAGGAAGGCGAATCTGTTGCCATCGACGAGGTGCGGAGGCTGCGCAAGAAGGTGGCCAAGCTGTCGAAACGGCGGGACAAGATCAAGGTGAAGTCCGGGGAAAACCTGGTGCACATGCTGATCGACCGTCAGGTCGCCGCGGCCAATCGGGACATTGCCGTCTACGAGGAGGCCCTGGCCGTCGGCGCGGTATCGCTCAAGCTGTTGGACGCCTACGAATCCGAGGAGGAGCAGCCCGGCATGCGGCCACAGGACCCGCTCACCGAAATGATGGAAAAGCATCTCATGGGCATGGCTGGGGTGGGCGGCTTCGGCCGTGACCGGAGGTTTTACCGATGACACCAGAACGCCAATACCCGCTGGCCTGGCCGGCCGGCTGGAAGCGCACCCACAACCCCGGCCGCAGCCAGTTCTCCACTGGCATGGAAAAAGCCACGCGCGGGCTGCTGGACGAGATCCGCAAGCTGGGCGGCCGGCTGCCCATCATCAGCAGCAATGCCCAGTACCGCAATGACGGCATGCCCTACGCGCGCCAGGCTGCCATCCACGACACCGGAGTGGCCGTGTATTTCCAGCGCAAGGGCCAGCCCATGGTGTTCGCCTGCGACAGCTACTGGACCGTGCACGAAAACATCTGGGCCATCGCCAAGACGATCGAGGCACTGCGCGCGATCGAGCGCTGGGGCGCCAGCGACATGCTGGACCGGGCCTTCACAGGTTTCACCGCTCTGCCGCCGCCCATCGTGGCAGGCATGAAGCGCGACTGGCAGGTGGTGCTGGGCCTGCAGGAGCTGCTGCAGCCCACCGCCGACGACGTGCAGCGCGCATATCGGCGCCTGGCCAGCCAGTACCACACCGACAAACCCGGAGGCGACCACGACAAGATGGCCGAGCTCAACACCGCCCGCGATGAGGCATTGAAGGAACTGCAGCAATGATCACTTTTGTTCAACCACCTCCAGCCGAACATCTTCCTGATGGTCCGGACGAGCCCAGCGAACTGGACATCGAGCACCAGATCGAGGGCGTCCACGTTCCCATAGAGCTGGCCAGGGCGATGGAAGGCCCGCGAGCTGCGGGCGCGATGTCAAACACGAAGCGCAAAAAACTCTTGGATCAAATGCAGAGGTGCGGCGGCCGACCGACCAAAAAGCACAGCGAAGATGGTCCACGCCTCATCGTATCGGCCGAGGATCTGGAGCGGTTTCTGGCCGCCCAATCCCGCCCACCCATCGCAGAGGGTGCAACGCCTGACTGGGGAAATCGCAGCACAGGCAGCCTTGAAGGCTGGATCAACGAGCTGGCAACTCTGGGCGACCACCCCAAGGGCATGGACGGCTGGCTGCGCTCGGCTATTCGTACCATCGCCGCGGGCTTGCGTCGTTACGCCACCCCTGCCGCTGGTGCTGGTGGCGATGTGTATGACGGCGTGACAACGCATCCCGAGTTTGGCGGCCGTGCTGCGGCTTCTGTTCCTGCGGGGGGTGAGGTGCCAGCAGGCGCGCCCTTCGGCATCATTGACCCGGACTACGCCCGCATCTTCACCAAGGCGCGGATTCTGGCCTGGCAGTACGGCTACGCGCTGGTAATGCACGGCTCCTTCACGCGCGACCTTGATCTGCTGCTGGTGCCATGGGAAGACCGCGCAGGGTCTTCGTCCGTGCAGCCCATCATCAACATGCTGGCAGAAGATTGCAGTCTGAGGATTCAGGACGGAAGCCCATCCGACAAGCCGCATGGGCGCAAATGCTGGACGTTGCTGCTCCCCGGCTTCACCGAAAGGCGCTGGGTTGACCTTTCCGTCATGCCTACAGTCACCCAGCCACCCACCCCGCAGGATGCCGCACCAGCAGGACGGTCGGAATCCGAGCAACTGGAAACGGCCCAGGCAGCTTGGCCAGAAACAGATTTTTCGCCATCGCCTGCCGCACCAGCGGTGGCCGTAGAGGCGGTGACCTTGCTGAACGCGCTGACTGAACTGGTGGCCGTGAAGGACATCAAGGAACGCGCAGAGGCTTTGCATTTTGCCGGTCCGTTGTCAGACGCAGGCGAGAACTGGAAAACTGAATACGACCGTCTGCGTGCCGACTACATCCTCCGCCAACCTAAGGCGTGGGACGCTGCCCGCGAAGCAATCGCCGCCCCATCAGTGGTGCAGCCCACCCCGGGGCAGGCCGACCAGGTCAGCGTGTTGGGGGTAACGGATGCGGAGCGGTATCAGTGGCTGCGGAACAAGTCGCAGGACTATGACGAAGGCCTGACGCCGTTCTGCGCCATTCCCCGCGAGGACACATGGGGCAAGCACTACAACGAGCAGTTGTCCGGCGACGATCTGGACCGGGAAATTGACGCCGCCATTCTCTCCACCGCCAGCCCTGCGGTCGGCAAAGGCGGTGCAGCATGAACGGCGAAACCTTCGCGCTGTTGATCAGCGCCGCCAACACCCTGACCTGGCCCGGCGCGTTCGCCATCGTGGGCTGTGCGCTGGCCGCGGCCGTGGTGGCCGTCGTTTTCATCTACGTGTTTTTTCGATGACCACCACCGTCCACGGCGCCACCGCCAGGGCCCTGAACGTCATCAGGACCCAGCACTGCCCTGAATTCCGGCCTGCCAAGCCTGTCACCGGCCAAATCCCCTGCACCGCCTGCCGGCAGCGCCTGAACTTCACCGTGCACACCAGCGGTGCCACCACCGGCCGCTGCACCACGGCTGGCTGCCTGAACTGGAGGGAATGATGAATGCAATAGTGGCCGTGAAGCCGGCATACCTGGACATCGACGGCACCTGCATCTATGTCTCCCTCGGCGAATCCACGGTGCAACAGCTGGTTCGCGAGGACAAATTCCCCAAGCCGCGGCAGCTGTCCGGCCGCCGGACAGCATGGCTGGTGCGTGAGCTTGATGAATGGTGCGAATCCAGGCCCGTTTCAGAACTCTTGCCGCCGAAAAACACCGGGGCAAAGAAGCCCAAAGCCACGGCAGACGCGCACTAAGCCAGCGAATCCAGCCGCTCGGCCAGTTTGCCCAGCCACAGCCGGCGCTCTGGGTCGTAGGCGTATAGGTTGTAGACCCCCACCACGCCGGGCTGGACGTGGCCCAGGATCGCCTCCCCCACCTCGTTCGGGCAACCCATCGACGCCAGCATAGTCCGCCCGGTGCGGCGCAGGTCGTGCGGGCTCCAGTGCGTCACGCTCAGGCGCTCGCGGACGTGATCCTCTCGGGCCTTGCTGTAGGGCTGCAGGTAGTGCACCTTGGACTGCATGTAGGCCTGCTGCTGGTGGCCAGCCACGCCAGCGCGCGAGACGCTGGGGTAAAGCCACCCTCGCCCGTTCTCCTCAACCAGCCGCTGGGCCACCAGCAGCGCCCGGCCGATCAGCGGCACCCGCAGGGCCGTGGCGCGCTCGTTGTTCCGGCCTTTGGTGAATTCCTTGGGGATGGTCCACCACCAGCCATCCGATTCTTCCGTGACGTCTACTCCGCGCATGCACACGATTTCCGCGCCCCTCGTGCAGGTCCACAGCTGGATGACCAGGAAGTCCTGCACCTGCTGGCTGAATCTCTGCAGGTCGCTGGCCAGCAAGGTTTTGATTTCAGGGTCTGACAGGACTCGCTTCGCGGTGCCCTTGTGCACACCGTCCCGCAGCGCGCCCTTGCTGCGCAGCTTACGCGCATGCACCAGCACCCACCAGTTCGGCAGATCCTCGGGTATGCGGCCGGCGTCCATGGCGTAGTTGTGGGCGGCGCCGAGCTCAGTTTTGACGCTGCCTGCCAGCACCGGGCGATCGCTCAGGTGTTCGATCAGGTCGAAGGCAAACCGGCGGTTGACGGCGCTGGCCGGGAGGTCGGCGTGTGGCGCAATGGCGTTGACCAGGCGCTGGTGTACGGCCTTGGCGCCCTTGGCTTCGCGCCGGCGGGCCAGGTAACCGAGGTGGTAATCCTCGACCATCTGGGCCAGGGTGTACCCGGCCTGCGGTCCGCTCTGTACGCGCTTGCTGGCTTTGAGCGTGGCCCGCAGGTCCTCGCCGCCGTCGCGCCGGCCGCGCAGTTCCTGCCACTTTGTCCCGGCATCGGCGGGCGGCATGGCCGGCCAGCTGCCCAGCTTGATCTGCTTCATCAGGCCGGTGGCCGGGTCCTTGTACCGATAGACCCATGTCCGGCGGGTGGTGGTGGCCACAAGCCGCAGGCCGGGGCACCCGTCGACGACAATGTGCTCACCGGCTTTCAGCTGCTTTGCCGCGCGTGCGTCAAAATGCATGCTCTGCCCGTCTCTTGGATGTCCGCTGTGAAGATGAAAAAGTTACGCCAAAACCTGACGAGTGTGGCAAGTGTAGCCGGGCCTAGATGGGCTTCGATGCGAAATTGTCGCGGCAAAAAAGTTACGCCAAAAACAGAAAATATCCAGGCAGATCAACGCCATACACGAAAAAGATGAGCAAATTCAATCACTTGCAAAACCGGCCAGCATAATGAACATAGTTATCCTTGATGGCGGTTCTCTGCAGGTAAATTCGATTGCTTCACGTGAAACCTACGCCGTAAGTTACGCCGCAACCCTCCTACTTTCCCATGGATCTACCCTACCCCGACGACTTCCTGCGCTGGATCGCCGGCCTGGCCAGGTTCAAGCGCCTGAGCGCCGAGCTGCGCGGTGGCATGTGGACCATCACCTTCGACAGCCTGGTGCAGATCCCGCACCACCGGCCCGGCATGACGCATTTCTCCAGCTTTTCCCTGCTGCCGGCGGCCGTGCTGGAATCGGTGGACTGGCGCCGACTGGTGGCCGCGCACATCCGGGCGCTCAGGTGGGCATGCCGGCGCCACACGGATCCGCGGTCGGTGCTGGGCAAGAAGGCGCCGGCGCTGCCCTACCCGCAATAGGGTCAACCGTGGAAATAGCCAATCCGCGATGCTGCATAGATCGGCGAGAACATGATGCGGTGGCCCTGCCCGACGGCGTTTCCCTATAATCGGATTTGGCTATTCCAAAGTTTTCTAGGGGTGAAGTATGGGAATCAGAGTAGGAGGCGAGCGGCGCATGAGATGGGGGCGGCTGGGGCTGGGGCGGGGCTTGTTCGAGGTCTGCTTTGCCTTCCCGTGGGGCAAGACAGCCCCGGACGACGGGCAATCTTCCGGCGGCTTTAACTTCTTTGGTGATGGCCTGCGTCTGCACTGGGGCAAGTCGCACGGGCAGTGCTGTACAGAAGGCGTATGATTTCCAAATGCTGACCGAACTTCTGTCCTACCTGCCGTCTTTCCTTGTAGAACTGGACAATGTGCTGACCGAATGGGTTTTTTGCGCCATTATGCTTGTCGGCATCCTTTGTGCGCTGTTCCGCCGCGCCACTCCGGGAGAGCGTAGGGCCGAAAATGAGGGCTGGCAAAGCCCTCCGCAATAGCTCCATGGACAAAACATCACTGATGACAGCGCGTGAACTCGGGCAAATGCTGATTGCGCACGATCCAGACGGAACGCGTGCGGTCAAAGTGCGCGTGTTTGACGAGGAAGCGCCCGACGATATGCCGGCAGCGGTTGGGGAACTGCTTAGAAGCGAAGTTGACGTGAGCATCAAGCATGGGCAACAAACCGACTTTGGCGACCTTGATCTGGTGCGGATCGATGTCAGACTTGAAATAAATTAAGCTCCGCGCCCGCGAATACCCCAAAAACAAGTCACGCGCGATCGGGAGATTGATCATCCTGCCGCCGCAGGTCCTAATGAGGCCCTGCCTTGAAAAGCCTGCTGGGCAGGCACATAATCCGCCCATGGAATTAATCACGGTGCTGGTCTTCGGCGCGTTTCTTTGCATAGTAGGGGGCCTGAGCCGCATCAACATGCAAATGGTGTGGATCGGCGCCATCCTGCTGATGCTCGCCGCCTCCATCATTGTTCCGCTGCTTCGCGCTCTTCAATAGCCTTTACCCGGTTATTGAATTCCGTCATCCGGCTGGAAATCTGCATCTCCATCAGCTTGACGCGCTCCCTTGAAACGCCGGCCGCGACGGCTTCCCGCTTGGCCTTGACCAGTTTTCGGACATCCCGGTAAATCTGGTCAGCTGGTTTTGCCAGCACAGCCTCCGGGTGGTCGGCCAGATATTCACGGTACTCGCCGGCGCGCCCGGCTGACTTCAAGCCCTTCAATTCGGTGTCGTGCTCGCCGATCTTTTTCAGGTTGTTGTAGAACCTGGAAGACGCTGCGGCTTGGCCTTCCGTCGTGCCCACAAACCGGCCCACCAGCGGGATCTTGTAGAGCGGCAATTCCTCGCCGGTGATGGCGCTTTCGCCCATCTGGCCCAGCTTGGAGACTTCGCGGCCGACGCCGCCGGTCACCTGACCGATCAGGTAGTCGATCTGGTCCGGCGTCGGGCTGGCCACCCCAGGTTTGAAGTCCGTGCCGCCGGTGAGCCAGTTCACTGCGTAGCTCATGGCTTTCGCCCAGGGCGTGGCAGTGTCCTTCGCACGCGTGTGGCCGGCCGTCGGCTCCATGCTGTTGAAGTCCTTTTTGTAGATCGCCTTCCCGGTGAAGTCCCGGTTTTCAGCCAGCGCGGCCAGAGGATCGATGATGGTCGGCGTCAGCGTCTGCAGCGACAGGCCGGCCGAGCCGATGGGGTTGAAGGCATCAGCAAACAGGCCCACCAGCTGGGCAATGCGTTTGGGCGTGTCCTTGAAGCCGCCCAGCGCCCATTCCGTGGGAATGCGGGACAGGTTCGGCAGCACGTGGAAGCCCAGCGGCATCGGGATGCTGATGTAGTTGCTGCCGCCGATGGGCAGCACCAGGCTGCGCTCGCGAACAAAGTCTGGCGGCTCGTCGTCGTCAAACCCGAAGGCGGCCAGCAGCATGGCCTGCATTGATCCCAGCATCAGGCCGCCGGTCAGGATCTTCTTGCCGAGCCCCGTCAGCCTGCCGTTCTTGAACATCGTCTCGCCGATGCGCGCCGTCCCCTGAACCGAGGCGTTGAAGAAGGCCCAGAGCGCGCCGGCCTGCAGGGCGATCTGTCCCTTGCGGTTGAAGTTGGTGGTCAGGTTCTTGGCGATGCTGGCGGCTTGCTGGTTCGACAGCCCGCTGTCCTTGCCGACCTTGTACGCGGCCAGGCGCACGGCGTTCTCCATGGAGTCGTTGTAATCCGACAGCCAGCCCATGATGCCCTTGCCGGCTTTCTTGACGGTGCCGTCTTTCAGGCCTTGCAGCTCATCGGCGATCGCCTCAGCGCGCTCCTTCGCATTGGCGTACATATCCCGGTAGCCGGTGGCGCCGCCTTCTTTCTGGAATTCCTCGAACAGGCTGGCATACACCGAGTTCGAGGGCTTTCCGGCCCGGCGGTTGCGCAGGTCGATGTAAATACCTCGCAGCGCCGGCATCACCAGCTTGGAGACTTCGCCCTGCTTGCCCTTGAGCGGGGTCGACTGCAGGTTCAGCAGCGCCGCCTGGATGTCGCGCGTCACGTTGACGACACCGAAAATCGGGTTGTACTGGGTGTTGATGGCCGAGAAATACCGGGTCATCTTCGACACGGTGCCCATGACCTCGCCCAGCTGGTCGGCGTCCAGGTTCTTGAGCGACTTTGCCATCCGCATCGCCCGCGGGTCACGCGCGTTGAAAAACACGAACTTGTCCTCGCCGTTGATCCTGACGGCCAGCACGTTGTCGGCATTGCGCAGGGCCGGGTTGATGCGCTCCGACACCAGGTTGGTCCTCGGGTCGATGTAACGCTGGGTCGGCTCGGCGGCGATGCTGTCGGCGTCCGCCGGGTTCATGCCCATGTTGATCAGCTGGTTGGCAGTTTCGGTGATTTGGGCCGGGTCCTGCTGCAGCGCCGGATCCACGGCGAACCAGAAGTCCGGGTTCGGCGCGGTCAACACCATGCCGTACAGGGCTTCGCCGATGCGGCGCTTTTCGGAGCGCGTGATGGCCTTTTCGCGCTGCAGGGCGATGTTCGCCAGGATGTCGGCCACCGGCTTGTTGCTGCCCATGGCGCGCTTGCTCGAGCCGCCCTTGACGCTGAAGCCTTGGCCGATGCCCTGGCCGCCGCCGTCCATTTCCTCGCGCATCAGCGGCACGTACTCGTCGCCGTAAGCCGCGTCCCATGCGTCGATGGTTTCCTGCTTTTCCAGCCCGCTGGATACCAGCAGGTCCCGCGTCTCGCGGTTGATGGCGTCGACGTGCTTGGCCAGTGCCTCATAGGCCCGGCGCTTGCCCGGCGGCAGGCCGGCCAGGTAGGCGCGGGCGTCCACGGTGTCAATGCCGCTGCCGCCGTCCGGCATGGCCGGGTTGACCTTGGCGACCTGCACGTTGCGGCGCTCGGCGTGCCGGTTGTGCAGGTATTCCTCGAAGTCGGAGATGTCCACGCCCCGCGCCTGCAGGTCGGTCAGCAGCGGCCGGATTTCCGATTGCAGGAAGTCCTGCGTCGCCTTTGCCGCGCGGCCGTGGTACAGCTCTTCTTGAAGGTAGGGGTCCTGATTTTCGGCAAGGCGCCCGATCGCGTCGCGCACTGACTGCACAACCCGTTTGGTGTCGACGTGCTTGTCCTGGACGTTGTAGATGAAGTCGTCCATCCGGGATGCGTCAGGGGCTTGCCAGGCTTGCGGCAGGGGCTGGCCGGTGCGCAGGGAGCTGCGGCTGAAGCGGATGTCTGGGTTGGCAGGGTCGAAGTCGCCGTTGTTGCCTATGGCGCTTTTGATCTGCTCGGGGCGGAAGGCGACGGCCACCGTAGCGGTGGGTGCAGAGCCACCCATTCCCTCGCCATCATCGACGTTGCGCACTACAAGACCGTCAAAGCCTGCGCCGCGCGCTATTTTTGCCAGGGTATCGGTGTCAATGGTTCCATCTTCGTATCCGTCGAATTTGAGACCTGAGCGCCGAGTTACCTCACGAATACCCGCGTCAAATGGTATGGAGTCCCATGCCGAACCGCCGGCATCAACCTCCATCGGTTTCTGCAACGACAGGTATGCCGGCACCGTCACATCGCCATATTGAAGCGCCGCTTCTTCCGATGACGAGAAGAACGCGCCAAGAAGGTCGGTTTGAAATTCTGAGAATTCGTCCTTGGTCCCGTGATACACCACCAGCGGCTTGCCGGTGTCGTCAACGACCTTCGAGTCGCCGAACCACTTTTGAAACTTCGCGGAATCTGTGTCCACCGGTGCATCCGTGATCCTGCCCATGGCCGCCGCACTCTCCGGATTCTCCATCTGCGCAATGCCGAACGCCAGGTCCACCAGGTCCTGCGTCTTGAACGTCTCAGGCTTGCCGGTGATCTTGCCCCAGGCCTGCTGCATGGCGTACTTCACTGAGGCAAGCCAGCGCGCCACGGTGCCCTTCTTGGCGGCCACGGAGGGCTTGATGCCCATCTTGATGGCGGCCTCGACGGCATAGGGGAACATCTCCTGGCTGGACAGCTCCATGCCCACGGCTTCCACCCGGCTGCGGGCGTAGTTGTAGACAGCGCGCTCGTCGCTGTCCTCGGGGGCATCGGCCCAAGTGCTGATGATGCCGTGCAGCTTGTCCCAGCCGTCCTGACCCAGCACTGCCTGTCCGTGTTTGTGCATGAGCTCGTGGGCGGCCACCGCGGTCTCGTCGCCGGCGGGAATGTTGTCGGCGATGAGAAAGACGGTTTTGGTGCGGGGGTCGAAGAACGCCTGTGCTTGGCCAGCCTCGCCTTCGGAGCCCAGCTGCACGTTCTGCCCGATCTGGGGTTCCCAGTAGGACTTGATTTCAGCGGATGTCGTGGCAACAACCCGGCCCAGCTTGTTGGGCAACCACTTGCCACCGATGAGCTCGGCGACAGCGGCCTGGACGCTGGCTACTGTGCTGGGGTTTCGGACTGCTCGCGGTGCAGGCGCTCCATCAGCTCCAGATCGTCCGCTTCCTGCTCCGGCGTATTCGGCCGCGCGTGACTCCTGGCGTTGTCCTTGCGCTCCTGCAGCACGTGTTCGGGAATCATAGGCGCTCCTGAATTGTTCGGGGGTGAGGTTCGCCGTGACAACAGTGTCTTCCGACCTCGGGAATTTCGCGCCCATCTTATCCCAGAAGCCGGTGGCTGTGGGCAGGATGTCGTGGATGTTCAGGGCGGCACCGGCCGGCAGGCTTTCCATGATGCCGCCGACCACCTTTTCGGCGATGCCGGAACCGCGCCGGGACTCGAACACCTCGATGTTGCGCAGGCTCTTGAACACGCCGGCCGCGTCCATGTCGAGCGTGATGATGCCGACACTGGCTTCTTCCTTGGCCTGCGCCGGTGTGTCGCCGTTCTTGATGGCGCGGGCATAGACAGCGCGGTCGCGGATCTCGAAGTCGATGCGGGTGACGGCGCCGCCGGGCTGGCGCACGTTCAGGCGCGGGTTGGCCAGGGCGATTTCGGGGGTCTTAAAGGCGGTGGCGCCGTTCTTGGTCTGGATGGGCTCCATGGCAGGCACTGGGCCGGCGGGTGCCGCGCGGCTGAACATCATCACGCCCTTGTCTGTTTCCTTGGTCTCCAGCACGTCGATGAACTTCTCGAATTCCGCGTTCATCGCCTTGCGCTCCTCGCCGGCAGGGTACGGGCGCTTGGCGCCCCAGGGCGTCAGGATGCCGACGTTTTCCGGGGCGTAGTTCAGGAACGGGCTGCGGCCTTCTTTGGCAGCTATTGCGTCTTCCACGTAACCCTGGAAGGCACGCGCCACCATTTCGTGCGGGGTGGTCCAGTAGTCGCCGCCGCGGCCCTGGTCCAGGCTCTTGGCGTCCATGGCGAAGCTGGTGGGGACGCGCTTCGTTTTCGGCACCAGCGTGTTGGCTTCACGCATCATCTGCAGGCGCTGGTCGTACCGGCGCATGTAGCCCGTCAACGAATCCAGCACGCCGCGGCGCTCGGCATTGAATCCACTGCGGCCGCGCACGGCTTTGTAGAGCTCGTTCAGCTTTTCCAGCGTGTCATTGGTGTGGCGCGTCTGGATATAAAGCCGGTTCTTGCCGGGCATGGTCTTCCACTCGGTGCCCAGGCCGCGGCCCTCGATCAGCTCTGCGGCCATGGTGTCGAACTCGGCCAGCTGCTCGGCGGTGGCCGGCTTGTTGTTGCGCTTGTAGTAGCGCACGTCCTTCTGCTCGGACAGATCCTTGCGCAGGTCGTTCAGGTCTTTCTCGAGCTCGCCGCGGGCGACGGCCACGAACTTGTCGGCACGCGCGGTGTCCTCGACGTACTGCTCGGCTTTGGTGAAAAGCGACTGCACCAGTGATGTGTAGGCGGCGCGCAGTTCCTCGCGCACACCTGAATTCGTCCGGCGGAAGCCGCTGCTGGCCATGTCGGCCTCGCCGCCGTTGACCTCGAGCGAACGGGTGCCGTCCTTGTTGACTTTCCACTCGGCTGCGGTTTTCCCGTCCTGCCGCGCCAGGTAGTGGTCCAGCGCGTGAAACCACTCGTGCGCCAGCGCGCCAGCGCCGTTCATCTTGGTCAGGTTCATCACCACGCGGTTGGTTTCGTAGTGCGCCCGTGCACCAGACAAGCCCTTACCGCGGGCGCCGAAGGCCAGCGCCAGGTCGCCGTCCAGGCCGATCGCCTTGGGCGGCACCTTGAGCACGTCAGCCAGGTCCAGCAGGCCGTCATAGGCGGCGTTCATGACCTCCTGCCGCTCGTCCTGGTTGTTCCACAGGCCGAACTCCACGCCGCGGAACCCGAAGGTGTCGCGGAAGTCCTCGCCCTTCACGTCCCCGGTGCGGCGCTCAACACCCTTGCGCGCAGTGCTTTCCGGCTTGGGCAGGTCGGCCTCGCCGAACGTGGTGTTGGTTTCCAGGATCTCGGTGGCGTTCTGGGCCATGTACTGCATGGCCTCCACACGGGTGTCGAACTGGCGGTCGACCACCTTGACGCGCTTGCGGTCGTTGATGTCGCGCCAGATTTCGTATTTCTGCCCGTCGGCCGCGTTGACCGGGACGGGCCGGTGCTTCTGCGCCAGCGCCAGCAGGGGTAGCGCGGCTTCGGCTGCTTCTCGGCTGTCGAAGTAATCACCCATGCGCTTGGGCTGGTCATAACGGTCGCGGGTGCGCAGGTCGCTGATGGTCCACTTGCCGGTGATGTCGCGGCCGTTGACCGACATATCGAACCCGCCAGCCACCTGGGCGATCTGGAAGCGCTTCGCCCATGTTGGCCGGCCGTCGTCCTCGCTGGCGGCTTTCTTGCGGGCCCCGGTGCTGACCGCGGTGTCCTTGCGGGCGCCGCCGATTTTCTCGCCGATGTCGTCGATCTTGGTGGGGTAGGCGTCCTTCACTTCGCCGACCGTGAGCGCTCCAGCTTTCACGTCCTTGATGACGTCCAGGCGCTCCCTCCCGGTGACGTTGTTGGCGTCCAGGGTTGCCTTGATTTCGTCGGCTGGGTCGGCGGCGGCAGGCCCTTCGTCACCGGCGCGCTCCTTTCGGTCAGCTGCCAAGCGGTGCGATTCAGCCAATGCCTCGTACCGGCGCTTGATGTCCGGCAGTTTTGTCAGGCCGTTGGCCACCTTGGTGATGCGGTCAGCTTCTGCGCGGTGCACTGCTGGCGTGGCGTCGGCAAAAAACTCGCCGGCAGCCTGCTGGGCGCGGCTCAAGTTGCCAAGTTCGCTGGTTTCTGCTGCCGTCTGATCGGCATCTGCTATCTTTTCAGTAGCTGCTGGCTCTTGTGGAGCGGGGGCTGGAGCCTGTTTTTTCTGTGAAACCGCCTTGCGGCCGACCACCGCATACGGGTTCTCCAGCTTGGGGTCGTTGTGTTCCTCGGCGGCGTAGGTGATGCCCTTGCCGGCGTTGACGCGGTTCAGGCGCTGGGCCTCCAGCTTGGCTGCCTCTTTGCCCATGCCCTTGCCGTACTTGCCTGGGTAGAAGCTGACCTGCTTTCCCTGCGGCGCGCGCTCGGCGGGCGCAGTTTCTTGTGCCGCTTGCGCGGCCGCGTCGCGCGCTGCGTCGGTTTGCGGCGCCGTCACCAGGGGCTGATCTACCCCAGCGGCTTCCAGTCCACCGGCTCCAGCCTCGGCTCCGGCTGCGGCCGTTCCGTCATCGCCGCTTCTCTCTGGCGCTGGCGTTTGATCTGCCGCGGTTTTGGTGGTGGTTTCGGCTTGCCCAGATGGTCGAACTGGTGTGTTTTGGACATTGTCCGGCGCTACACTTTCTATAGCTGCCAGCCCCCGCTGTTCGGGGGCTGCAGGCTGATTTTGGCTGGATTCGTCAATGCTGCTGCTTGGGAAGTCGCGGGCCAGTTTGACCAGCCGATCGATGGGCGCGTCGAGCCGGATGATGCGGACCGGGATGCCCTGCTCCTGCGCGGCAAGCAGCTGGTGGTGGCCGTCCAGAACGTGGCCGTCTTGGCTGACCAGAATCGCCCGGTTGCCGCCGGTGAAGTCCTTGGCCTGCTGGACTTTGGCCGGGCTGTATTCGGCCTGGGTGGGTTTGAGGTCGCTGGCCTCGGCCATTTCTTCCTGGTGGGCCACGCCGCGCGCGTTCATGAAGTTGACCATGGCGCCGCGGTGCTCGGCCTTGATTTGCGGCATTTCCGCCCGGGGGATGCCGATGGTTCCGGTTTCGGGTGCAAAGACCTCCCATTCCGGGGATCTTGTCGCCGTTTTCTGGCTGAGCCGCTGCCGGGCGCGCTGCATCGCCAACTGCATGGCCGTCATCTGGCCGGTTTCGTCGGCGCTGGCCGCGGCGGCCACCTGCTGCTCTGGCAATGCGCCCAGGGCCTGGCGGGACTCGTCGACGATGGTCTGTTCTTCGGCGGCGCGCTGGCGGGCGGTCAGCTGGTCGGCGATTGCAAAGCCGCGGCGCAGCTTCAGGTTCTGGCCTTCCGTGGCGATGAGGTCGTCGAGTTCCGCCTGCTCGGCATCACGCCGCTGCTGGGTGGTCGCCATCATTTCCTGCTCGGACTGCCTTGCGATGTCGGCTTGACGCGCGGCGCGTCGCGTGCCGGCTTCGGCCATGGCCCGATCGAGCCCGCTGGTAGCGGCGGCAATCACCTCGTCGACCGACTTGGCGCCCGCGATTTCCCGGATGGGGTCGGTGATCGGGTCCGACGCCGGCGGCGTGGTTTCCGGATCCGGCTGCGGCATGGCATTGGCAGAGGCCTGGCCGACAGAATCGATGATGCCGCCGGCAATAGCGCCGGGCCCGGAGCCGATGGCGGTCTCCACGATGGTGCGGCCGACGTCCTGCCCAAGTGGGCGGTTGTCGTACTGACCGGCCTGATAGTTGGTCGTCAGCTTGGGGGCCACTTCTTCCACCTGCTCGCCGGCCAGCTCGGCCCCGGCGGACTTTGCGCCGGCGGCCAGTGCGCTGCGCGGCGCGGCGCGGGCTGCGCCATTGATCAGGCTCTTTTCCAGACCGGTGGCACCCGACAGCGCGCCGGCCAGCCCGCCGACGGCGGCAATGACGCGCGAGTCGCGCAGCGCCAGGTCGGTGGCTTCTTCCGGGGAGACGCCTTGCTTGATCAGGGTGTCGCGGATGTCCTCGAAACCCTCGCCCCGGGCGCCGCCGGCGTTGAGCACCGCATTCGCGCCGGCCGCGGCGCCGGTTGCCGCAGTCCCGGCGCGGACAGCGGTTGCACCTCGAGCCAGTGCAGCGGCCTGGGCCACCTTCGCGGCACCGATGCCCGGTATCATGCTCGGCAGGTTGGTGGTCACGAAGCGCGCGGCGAGCCCGGGATCGCTGGTGTACTGCTTGGCGGCTTCGACGATTTGGGCAACGATGCCGTTCTGGCCGGCCTCGTCGATTTTGGCGCCAGCAGCCTGGGCACGGGCTTTCAGTGGCTCGGACTGCATGTTGCGCCAGTAGTCGGCGTTGTCGCTGAAGAACTGCGCCACCTTGCCTTCGGGCGCGATCAGGCTGGGTACGGCACCCAGCACGGTGTTGGCGCCCTCGGCGAGCTGGGCGCCGGTATCCTTGACGGCTTCCCAGCCCGTGCGTTCGGCCGGCGCCGCGGGTGGCGCCGCGGCCTTGTTCTGGTCGAGGAAATCGAGGAAGTCCAGCCCGCCAGCTGGCTCGCTGGTTGCAACCGGCCTTGGCGCGCGCGCCGCCGCGGGGGCCGGCGCCGACCCGGGGTCTGGCAGCCCTGAGAGGTTTTTGGGGAGGTCGCCGTTTTGAACAAGGTAGTCGAGGAAGTCCATCAGGCTTTCCGGTTATTGGTACTTGGAATTCAGGCTGGCACTCGGCGACGATCGCCCGCTGACAATATCTTTGTCGGCCTGACGGTAGGCGGTTTCGGAATCGTTGTACAGCTGGCGCTGCTGGCTGATAAGCCCGTCGAGGGTGGCCTTGATCTTCGCCTTGGTTTCCGGCGTCACGCCCTTGCCGCCGCGCACCGAGGTGGCCAGGTTGTAGTCGCGGCGCGCTTCGGCGATCTTGCTATCCAGCCCCTTCGCCTGGTCCCGCAGCTTTTCCCAGTCCAGGGCAGGCTGTGCGTCGGGTTTCGGGCTGGCCGTGCTGGTGGCGGCGCGCGGCGCCGCGGCAGGTGCTGGCTGCGGGTCTATCCCGATCTTTTTGGCAACCCCTTCCAGGTTGGCAATCTGCTCGCGAATCATGGCTTTTGAGGCCTCGTCCGGGACTTTCAGCAAGTCCTGCCGGAGGGCGGCGAGCTCGCTGCGCACCACTTTCGGGTCGGCTCCCATATCGCCGCTCGCCAGGGTTTTCAGGTTGGACTCTTGCCCGTACCCGCCCCCGGAATCACCCCCGCTTTTTCCGGGAGAAATCCCGGATTCATTCCGGGAAGCGTTCGCCCGTTTTTCGGCTGCCCGGAATTCGGTCAGGATCTGGCTGGCCGCCTGCTCTTGAGTCAGGGTGCTTTTCTTGTCGGCCTTGCGGGCGTTCTCCACACGCGTGGCTGCGGCATCGCGCAGCGCCATCACGCGCGCGCCGGCCATCTCCTGCGCTTCGTTGGGGGATGCGTCCCCTTTCATGCGAAACCCGCTGTAGAAGGTCTGGTAGGCGCTGGTCAGGGCCGGGCTGCGCACGTCCTTGTCGCCCATCTGGCCGGGTAGGCTCACGATGGCGACGTCCGGTTTTGCCGCGGCGTCCCACTGCTTCTCGTCGAAGTTGTCGCCTTTACGCCCACCAGCGCCGCCGGCACGTTCGGCTGCAGCATTTGCCCGGGTCGTGGCGGCGTTGGCGCGCTGCTGCTCGAGCGAGCGTTTGTACTCGGTGCCATTGTCGTAAATGACATTGCCGTCGCCGTCGATGCGGGCAGCGCCGAACGGAACGTTGTTGGCGCCGCTCTCGGCGATCTTGTCGAGTTTGGCGGCTTCGTCGATGTAGCCCGCCTTTGCTGCGGCTGTGGCCCGGGTCCGCGGGTCGTTGGCCATCCGGGTCATACCCTGGTTGCGTGCCGCTTCCTGTTCTGGTGTCCACGTGCTGGTGTCGGCGACCGGGTTGCCCTGCATTTTGCTGTCGATGAGCCCGCGGGCTTGCGTGTCCACCGCCGTGTTCATGCGCGTCCGGCCGCTCTCGGCCAGCTCGGCCTTGAATTTCTCCATAGACCGCATGCGGCTGCCGGCCAGCTCGTCGTTCAGCTTGGCGAGCTCTGCGGCGTTCTCGCGGTCGGCGGTGCTTCGCTGGACGCCAGCTCCCCACTGCGCAAGACCGGCTCCAGCCCCTCCCAGTGCACCCAGTAGATTTGCCATGTCAGCCTCCCATTGCCTGGTCGAGCAGACCGCCGCCCTGAGCAGGCGCTGCAGGCTGCGCGGCGCCCTCTGGCTGTCCTGTGGCTTGTGGCTGGCCGCCCGCCTGGCGCTGGGCCGCCAGCTCGCTCAGTTTTTCAGGCGTCACGCCCAGGAACTGGAGAATGGCCGCGATCATTTCCTGCGTGGCCGTTGCCAGGAGGTCCGGAGTGACTTCCATCATTCCGGCTTCCTCCATGAAGCCCAGGGCGTCGCACAGCAGAACCTGCATGGCCGGCATCGCGGCTTCCATGTTCAAGGTGGGCACGCCCCCTTTGCCCTGTGGAATGCTCTGCTGGAGCAGCAGCACGAACAGCTTGGCGACGCCCTGGCCGGCCACCGTGGCGGGATCCCCGGGCTGCTTGAGTTGCTCGGACATCAGGTCGGCGGTCTGTTCGGAATACATGACCTTTTTGCCGGCCAGCACGATCCGGTTCATCGTGTTCCGCAGCTCCTGGGGGACCTTCGCAATGATGGCTTCCTCGGTCTGTTTCAGGATGGGGTTGTTGGTGTTCTGGTCCATGATCAAGCTCCTGCTACTTTGTTGATGACGCCAGTGCCGGTGTAGCGCGCCGCGGTGTTGCCGTGGTTAATCAAGTCGATCTGCTGCTGTCTCAACAACCTGTCGTTGTCGATTTGCTGCTGCCTCTGGACACGGTCCTTGTCGGCGGTGTTGGCCGCATAGGCGCCTTGTGCTGCGCCGCCGATCAACTGGGCGCCAAGGCCCACCAGCGAGCCGTTCTTCTGTACCCATCCCGATGCAGTCTTGAAATATTCGCCCGCGCCTTTCAGCCCGGTGGCACCAGCGGCACCGCTGCCGGCGGCTGCCTCTCCTGCAGCTGTCGCTGCGCCACCGGTAAACCCCATGTCGCTGGCGCCCTGCGCTCCAGCTGACAGCGCATCACCTACTGAAGGTGCCGCAGATGCTGCGCCGGCGCCAGCCCCTGTGATTCCGCTTTCCAGTGCGCCGGCACTATCTGCCAGAGCTGTGCCCAGGCTGGCGGTTGATGATGTTGCTGCTGGCAATGCAGTGGAGGCCATATCCGCACCGGCTGCAACTCCGCTTTCCAGCGCGCCTGCGCTTTCAGCCAAGGCTCCAGCGGTGTCGCTGGCTGCACCAGCAAATTCGGTTGCCTGAGCTCCAATGTCAGCAGCGCCGCCGGCCGCCGCTCCAGCAGCGCTCGCCCCGGTGACTGCGCTGTTGATGAAGCCGCCGACACCGCCGACAATCGACATGACCCCGCCAAGTTTTGCCATTTTCTCGTTTCCGGTGACGACGCCGACAACGGTCAGAATCGATCCTGCACTGGCGACAGCCGCCAGCACCATGCCGGCTGTGACGGTCGCCGCGGATGCGGTCGCTAGAGCGATGATTGGTGCGATTGCCATGACTTACTCCTTCAATGTTTTTGACCAGGGGCGCTCTTTGTTTTCGTAGCCGATCACGGGGAGCATTTTTTCCAGCACAGTTCCCGCGCGGGCGGACCAGATGATTTCGTCGGCGCCACGTTGCTGCATGTCTTTCTCGCACCAGCCGATCAGGCGCGGACCCAACGCGCCATCCCGGTTTTTGGGGTGCACGAAAAAGACATCGTTTTGCGCGATCCGGCGCCCCCGGCGGTGGAAGTCCGGGACGATGAAGAATCCGGCGTATGCAACGATCTGGTCATGCGCGCCGCGAGCCACGTGGGCCACGAATGTCTTTGCCTGCTCCAGCGCCAAGTACTGGTCCCAGTCAGGCTCAACTTCAGATGCATCGCGCCCGATGATTTCCGCGTAGTGCAGGCGCAGCAGCGGATCGATCTGCCCGACAAAGTCGCAGATGTGCTCGCGGTTGATGGAAGCTGTTTTCATCAGCCGTAGGGGTTGATCAGCAGTGAGCCCAGATCAAGGCTTTGAACCCTGCTCAGGATCGACAACTGAGCTTTCAGGTTGTTGGTGATCTGCCGCATGTTCTCCGTCTTGGTGCTGGCGTCCATCTGGTTGTTGTTCATGATGTTGTTGATGGCGCTGGTCGCGTTCGACATCATCTCGCCCGCCTTGCTGTTCACCGCCAACAGCCTCTCGTTGTCCTTGGCCAGCTGCTGCACAGCCATGTTGCTGTCCTCCTGCATTTTCTGCAGGGCCTGCTGGTTGATCTGACCGGTGTTGAACTGGTCAGCCGAGTTTTGCGCGTTGGCGTTGGTGACGTTCGTCTGGTTGTTGATGTCGACGTTGTAGCCTGCAGCTTTTGAATTTGTCGCGGCGTCTGCCTGGGCGATCGGCATGGCCGCATCCAGCATGGCGCTCTCGCCAGCCGTCGCCGCAATGCTGCTGTTGATCAACCCTCGGTCCGCACTTTGCTGCTGCGCGCGCGCTTTGGCTTTGACCATCAGAGGGTTGTTCGGGTCAACGATGGTGTTCAGCTGCCCAGCAACCGTTTGGTCGGGCTCAACCGTCCATTCGGAGGGGTCCTGCACCTCAGTCGGCTTGTAGGTGGCCACACCGGTAGCGGCTGGCTTTGCAGTCTCGATGTTGGCGATACTGCTGTCCGGGTTGGTATTGTTGGTCGAGACCGGGGTTGTCACGCTATCGATGATGCTGGGCATGGCTGCTCCTTATTCGGGTTTAATCGGGGCGATGCACGCGCGCAGCGCAGTCACCAGTTTGATTTCGTAGCCCTCGCGGCGTTCAATCTCGGCGGTCGCGGCTTGCACCAGGGCGTCGAGGCCGGCGCCGGGCAGCAGGCGATCGGTCGGCATGATGGGGCGGTCAGGCTCCTTCTCCTGGCAGGCCACGGGAACCGGCACCTTGATCTGGGTCATGGTCGCGTTGCAACCCATAAGCATGGCCATGGCGGCAGCCAGCAGGATGATGGTGCCGATGCGGCGGGCGATCATTTCCGGCCTTTCAGCCATGCCGTTGCGCGTTGCGCTGCGGCTTTGCAGTCGTCGGCGTCGCTCGCCGGCGTGTTCAGGATGGCGTCGGCCAGTTCTTCCCGGCTCCGGGCCTTGGCTGCGGCGTCTTGGCGGGCTTTGGTGGCTTCTTTGGCGCGCTGGTCGGCCAGGTCGCGGAGATCCTGGGTGGCGTCGCTGCAGGCGGTTGCGGCGCTGCGGGCCTGGTCGCGCTCGCCCTGGGCGGCTGTGGTCTCGTCGCGCTGCCCCAGGTAGGCATAGGTCAGGCCGGCGTTGCCCGCCATGCTGATGGCCAGCGCCACGCCCAGGATCAGGAGGGGGTTCATACGCGGTGGATCCCGACTTCGGTGCCGGCGTCGCTGATGGTGATGATGCGGTTCAGCAGCTTGTCCGGTGTCCGGGTCGACACGTGCACCCAGCGGCCGTACTCGTGGATCAGCTGGCCGATGTCCAGGACGCTGACCAGCGGCGCCAGGTGCTGGCAGATGGCGTATGGCGTGCCGAAAGCCGGGCATTTGAAGTCGAACGCCATCGCCTTGGGGTGGTCGCTGCCGGGGCCGCTGCCCACAGCCTTGTTCACGGCCGGCGCACGGTAGCCGCTCGTCACGATGATGGGTTTGCCGCCCAATGCGTCGCGGATCCTCTCCATCATGGCCGCGGCGGCGATGGCGTTGGGCATCAGGTCGGCCGGCACACTGTTGTCCAGCCCGTGGCGGGCGGCGGTGTCGCTGGCGGTGAATTCTTCCAGCGTGAAGTGGGGGGACAGATTCATACCGAACCGCCTTTCTGGCAGGACTTCATGGTTTCCCGCTCGAGGTCGCGGATGAACTGCTGCATCGCCGATTTCGTCAGGATGATGCAGCCCTCGGGTGCAGCGCAGCCGACCACTTCGCCGGGCGCTACGGATGCCACGCGGACGGGCTGGGCCGGAGCGGCGGACAACGCGGATGCAAGGATCAGTGCTGTTTTCATGATCAGAACCTCTGGAAGTCTTGCGGCACGCCGTACCGCCAGAATTTGGAAGTGGCGAGCTGGATCAAGGTGGCGGCAGCCAGAAGGATCAGCCATATCCACCGCGGCGTGGTCCAGGGTGCCCAGGAGATTTCGGGGACCATCAGCGGTAAAATCGGGGCGCCGAACACCAAGCCGGCCACCACGCCCTCGAACCAGATGGTCAGCCGGATCTCGCGGTGGGTTTCGAGGTCGACGCGCACCAGCCGGCAAAAGCAGGACCAGGCCAAGGCGGCAGCGCAGATCATTTGCACGAACACCAGAATTGTCATGATCGATTCCCCCTTGAGTTCAGGATGGCTGCCAGGCCGTCGAACAGCTTGTCGATCAAGCCCAGCAGAGAGTTGCGGGACGCACCGATGACGAAGGACAGCGGCATCAGCGCGATGTTTCCGGGTATGCCCAGATACTTTTCAAGGGCCCAGACACAGGCGCCGGTGATCACCAGGGCAACCAGCACGCCGATGCCGATGAATTTCAGACCGTCCATGCGGGTGGCGGTGGGCGTGCGGCTCATGGCCAAGATGCTGCCAACGACGGCGCCGAACACGATGAGGGCGTAGGGGCCCAGGATCGGGCCCAGCGCTGCGGTCAGCGCGCCGGTCACGACGAAGGGGATGGTGGAATCGTTCACGGTTGGGTCCTTATCGGTGAGTTACAAGCCGTTGAATAGCGGGCTGGTGACGATCTGCGGGTCAACCTTGCACCCGTAGCCGCACGACAATTTATAGGTGTACCCGCCATTCCATGGCATCAGGATCGCATCGCCATCCATCGTTAATGCACCGCTGCCAACATCACCGAACGCATAAGTTCCAGGGCATTGGGTGTGCTGATTGGTTTCCGGGGTATAAACCCATGCTTTCGTGTGCTTGAACGGGATCAGCAAGACGCGACCGTCAGGCAGTCGGATGCACGACCGGAAATTAGCCTGTGTCGGTGGTGCGATGTAGCCGGGGCCGGATGGTGGAAGCGTGTTTACAACCGTGTCGTTCACCACGTCCACGATTAGCGAACACGGAGCCCAGTGTGCCGCTACATACAAACGCCCATCGTTCAAGTTGACAGCCGAAAGATAGGCATCAAGGACGGTATTCGTGTAAGTCAACTCCCGAAAGGTCATCGTGTCGGGATTCAGCAGCACAAACTTGTTGTGGTAGTGCGGCACGAACAGATATTCACCAGTGGCGGCAACACGACGAACACCAGCACAGGCGTACAGGCCGGTGAAGGTGTAGGCGGTCAGATCGGTTGCCACTCCAGTGCGCTTGTTGATCAGCCGGGCATGTCGGGCGCCATGCGGGGCAAGTAGCGCGCTTTCGCCGTCAACCCACAGCGCACCGCCGAGGTAGGCAAAATTGCCGGGGAATGATGCGGAAAGCACGCGCCCGGTTTCCGTCGCCGGGTCCAGCACGGTGCAAGTTGTCGAGTTGCCAGGCACGGCTAGTATTTCCCCATCAGGGAAAAGAACGGAGCCATTCGACCTCGCTGTACCAGCGCCGAGGCTGGGAGCTTGCGCCCCCATTTGCAGCGAGTGAACATCAAAGGTGCGCGAGTATTCCGTGCTGTGCGGCGTGCCGTATACACGACCCTCCGGTAAAGACAGCGAGGCGGATATCAGGTTTGTTCCGGATGAATTTGCTGTTGCAAGATTGACTTTGCCGCATGTTGCTTTTGGCAATTGCGCGCACTTGGCCTGCATGGCTAAAAGGGCCGATTGGAACGCGGGCCAGCCTGCGCCGACCTGCTCGTTTGTCGGCATCCATGCAGGCACGGGAATATCTCCACCCGGCGCCCCATCGGCCCCCGGGTCGCCCTTTGTTATTCGGGCGATCTTCGCCTCGATGGCTTCCAGCAATTGCGTTTGGTCTTCACCATCAAGGACAAGGCCCTCCGACAGGATGACGTTCAGAATTTCCTGAGCTACTTGGGATGGATTGGCGTTCATGTCAGCCCTCGTACAGAATGTTGATAACGCCAGAACCGTCGAAGGTATCTGTGCCGTTGACGGTGGTGAGGCTGAGTCTTGCAAGTACACCGGCCAATGGTTTCGCGCCCCCGCCTACGCCTACGGCCGAGTTAACGGCGTTGCCGATCGTCCATGAGGCAACCCAAGTGTTTGTTGCGCTATTTATGAGGGCCAGTGTAAAAATACCCTGCTGAGTAGTGGTCGCGGCATTGTTTGATGCAATGTCGAAGCCGCTCGAAAAAGTAGCACTAGTTGATGTGCCCGCGGTTACTCCACTGGCCCCAACGTACCCTGTTGTTTCAACTCCACCAGTTGGCCCGATGCGAACCCTCAACAAAGAAGATCCATTCGTACTAACAACATCGAGCATCATAGTGATACGCTTCACCCACGAAGGAATCCCGGTGAAGTCAACCGACGTTCCGGTGGCTGCCACTGCCGTACCACTAGTCAGTGGCTGCGAAAGATCTGCGGGCGTAACCGAGCCGTTGGGCAGCCCCCCTACAGCAAGGGCCGTCAGCGATGTAATGTCGGCGTTTGCGCCGGATGCAGCAGCCCCCAGTGCCCCGCGCGCTGTGGCTGCTGTGGTCGCACCGGTCCCGCCATTGGCGATCCCAACGGTGCCCGTGACATTGGTCGCAGTCCCGCTCACATTGCCCACCAGATTCCCGATAAAGCCTGCGGACTGAAGCGTGCCCGCCACCACTTGAGCCCCGGCGTCAGACTTGCGCACGGCATCGTCTTCCAGCAAAGCCTCGCTCATCCTGCAATAGGCCAAGACGCGCCACCCGTTCGCCGGGTTCCCGATGGGTACAGCAATACAAACATCGTCGGGCTCAGTCGTGATGTTGGCACCGCCCGGCAGCAGCAGCGCTGGATTGTTCAGCAGCGTCAGAATGCCGGCGAAGCGCAGTTGCTTGGCGCCGGTGTAATTCGCACCGAAGCTGTTGATGGCATTCGTGCCAGTGATGCGCAGGACGTTGCCCAGGCCGTTACCGATGTCAGTGACAGTCGCCGATGCGATGTCGTTTTCGGTGGTCGCCACGCCGATACCAACGGCGGCGGCAAGCGCCTGGATGTCGTTTGATGCCTGCCCGAAGCCCTCCTGAATCAGGAGGAATTCTTCCCGGATCGTGCCCGAGCGGCCGCTTGTCTGCGTGCCTGGATTCCCGGTTGCTGTGTAGTAAGCCATCGTGTCTACCTTTCAAGGCGCGTCGGGGTAAAGAGCATGTTGCTGCCCTGGAGCGTGTGCGGATCGTCCTGATGGCGTTCGCTGAAGAAGACGATCGAGATGTTTTTCTCGATGCCGTCGATGGCGATGCGCGGGTTGTTGACGGCCTGGGCGTCCCATGTGAATTCGTCCCAGATGAACTGATCCCAATAACCGCCGGCCGCCAGCAGCTGCTGCTCGATGACGCCAGTGCCCTGCGCGACTTCAGGCGTGCCGTAGCCGAGGTCGTAGTTCACCCGGATCTTCGAGAAGCCTTCGCTCACCAGGTCGACAACAGCGGCGCGGTACTGCTTGCGCATGCGCGGGTTTTTCTGGAAGTTGAACGACAGCCGGATCCAGGCCGGGATGTCGGCGCCGTCAAAGCTGGTGCCCACGTTGTCCTGGTAGACAAAGCCGTCGTCGCTGCCGAAGAAGGTCTGCTCGTCCTGCTCGGTTTCGTCGTCCTCGGTCCACATGCAGCGCACAGCCAGGCCATAGTCCAGGGGCATCAGCGCACTGATCTTGTCGCCGGTCAGGCCCACCACGATGACAGAGCCGTCGCTGAAATAATTGCGGTACTGGTTGCGCGTGCGCAGGGACACCGACTCAGTCTGCTTGCCGCGGCTGGCCGTGATCAACGGCTGGATCTTCTGCGAGACGCTGGCGTACAGGAAGTTGCCGTAGTTCAGCGTGGTCTGCAGGCGCTGGATGCCGCGGTTGTTCAGGGACAGCTGGTCGTTGCCGATGGGCTGGGCCATGTAGTCGTAGCAGCCGATGTCGTCCACGGTGCTGATCAACTTGAAGTTGGCGATGCTGGTGCCGTACAGCATGTAGGTCCGGCCCTGTGTGAAAACCGCGAGGGATGACGTGTCGCTGTTGCCGCCTTGGGTCAGGATGCCCGTGATGTTGTCGCCGGTGGCAAACTCTGCGGCGCCGGTAACGGCTGTCCACGCATACGGGGCAGCGGGCGAGCTGTTCTGCAGACTGGCCTGGAAGCTGAAAAACAGGTGGTACTTGTGCTCGGCCACGTGGAGCGGCGTGTCCACGGCCATCCCGGTGCGGATCGGGATGTAGTTGGTGCCGTCGAACTCGAATCCGAAGTTCACGCCGTCGGCGCCGTAGATGCGCTTTGTGGATGCGCTGCCCGTGAAGTTCGCCAGCTTGGCCTCGACGCGGCCACCAGGCAGCCGGGCGATGGCAGTCGCCAGCGATGAGCTGGTCACTTTGGTCACGCCGCCCACCCGCAGGGCCTCGCCGTTCTGGAAGACGCCCACCACACTGGAGAGGATCAGCGTGCCGACGCCGGCGACCGTCCACGTCCCGGTGCGCAGCATGGCGCGGGTCACAGTGGCCGTCGCGCCGCTTGTCAGGCCGGTGATGGTGTCGCCATCGAATATCTGGCCGACGGCGCCGGTGAACTGGATCTCTGTGCCGAATGGAACTTGCACCCAGCCGGCCGCCGTTGACTTCCACATATCGCCGGCTGTCACGCCCAGATTGTCACGCATCGCGTAGACGATCCCCTTGTACCGGAACACACCGCGCACCTGGCCGCTGCCGGGGACGGCCAGGATGTCCTGCCGCAAGTCCTCGGCGGCCAGGTACAGGTATTCGGCATCCAGCTCGCGGGAGGCGGCTCCCTGCAATGCAGAGGCAGTCGTGGCCACGGCCTCTGTCAGGCCGGATACTTGCAGGTTCTCGCCGGCCTGGAAGGAGCCAGACACCCGGCCCAGCACAAGCACCTCTGCGGCAACAGCCAACACTCGGCCGGTCGCGCCACTGGTCTGCCCGGTCACGGTGTCGCCGTCGTCCAGCGCCCCTGTCAGGTTGATGCCCACGGTGAAATAAATCGCTTCGCTCGGGCTGGGGTGGCCGTCGTAGCGCTCGAAGCCGTTGATCCGCCTGTACCCGCCCTCGATCTGTGGTTCGTAGTTCAGCGCACTGATCGCCGCGCCGGCGGGCAGTTTCACGGCCGGCGTGAGCAAGTCCAGTCCGCCTCCGAACATGAAGTAATCCGCCTGTGTCGGGCGAAAGCGCGGGCGGCGCGTGGTGCGGGTCGGTTTTGCCATTACGCGAGCGCCGGAGCGGTTTCGACCATGGGCAGCTGCTGGTTCAGCATGCGAGAGAGGAAGTCCCGGTACCAGTTCTCGCCGTCGTCATAGACCTCGGGAGCCGACTCGCTGGCGCCGTACAGCATCATGGTTTTGTAGACAATGGCCATGTGCCACTCGGTCGGCAGCGCCGGGATGTCCGTCGCCAGCACCATCTCGCTGGCCTTCAGGTAGAAGCTGCCGCCGATGGTGTAGCCGGCCAGCGGTGTGAAGCCCAGGCCGACGCTGAGCCCGGGGCCGATGGTGTAGACGGTTGGCCGCGTCCTCGTCTCGCGCATGTTGCCCAGCAAGTAGCTGTCCCGCCACGCATCGAAGTTCGGGATCCAGTCCATCATCTGCTCGTCAGCAAAACCAGTTGCCGTGGTGTTGCAGCGGAACTGGTCCGGCGCCCAGTTGCCGAACGTGGCCGCCGTGAACGGGCTGGCGGCGCCCTGCGCGTCGTACACGACACCGTTCAGCGCGAGGTCGGCCAGGGTGTACAGCGGCTGGCCGTCCACCGTGGGGAACAGAAGCCGGCGACGCATCCAGTACCAGTCGGGCTGGTGAAGCTGGATCTCCATCCAGGCTTCATTGCACCAGTCAATTAACCGCGAGTATTCCTCGTTTTGCCCGGTGACGGCCGTAGGCGTGGCGCCGACACCGACGATCCGGCACTTGCGCCTTGCGCGTTGGACGATTTCGAGGAAGTTCATCGCGGCTCTCCCGGCTTAGAGAGATTCGGTCATGATGCGGCGCGCCCACTCGGCGACCTTGCCCATGTCGGGGTTGGTGTCGCCCATGATGGAAACGCCGTTGACCTGCTGGGTGTTGCGGATCACGCGGTTGTGCGGGTTCTCGTCGTTCGTCGAGCCGACATCGGTCTGGATGTCGATCTTGCGGGCGCGCATCAGGACTTCGACGTATTTGCGCTTGACGATGATCAGGCGGTCCACTGGCAGCCATGCCAGTTCAAACCAGCGGCGGCGGTTTTCATCCCAGCACTCGGCGCCCTTGCCGTTCACAGAGCAATACACGGTCGAAGCCGCATTCTTTTCCTGCGACTTGGCGATGATGATCTTGACGCCTTGTTCAGCGAAAGCCAGACCCTCCAGGTTGTCCTTGTCCAGGGCCGTGGCATCTGCCGGCTCGATCACGGTTTTCCGGGCGGCGGCCAGGTCAACGTCCATGCCGATGTCGACGGATGGCAGCTTGCCCAGCGCCATGTCGCCGGTGTGCAATTCGGGGGTGCCGGTGACGTTTGCCACGGGCGTGTGGGCGGCGCGGCGCACGGGGGCGTTGCTGCCATGTTGGGTTGCGGCGAGCAGGCGCTTGGCCTCTTTCTTCGCCTGTTTTTGTGCGGGGGTGAGAGCAACTGTCATGATTTCCTTCCAGTGGGAGAATGGGAGAAAAGGCCCCGAGAGCAATTCCCGGGGCCCTCACGTCATCAGCTGGCGCGCGGGCGAGCGGGGATGCCGATGAGGCTGGCGAACGTGTAGGTGACACCAGTCACGCTCGACAGGTTGTTCACGCCCAGCGTCCAATTCGCAACGGCCGTGGGGCCAAGGCGAACCAGCAGGGAGCCCACCGGGCACATCGTGTCGGGCACGACGGGGTACTGCGGCGCAATGACCACGGCACCCTGGCTGTCCAGGTTTTCCACGCTGCCCTGCACCACGGCGTAGGTGCCGGCCGCATTGAGCGCCCAGACAAACACCGAGCACTGACCGGGCTGCAGACCGGACGGGAACAGCAGCGGCTTGAAGGCCAGACCGGTGTTCGCGTCCAGCGTGGGCGTTGCCTGGTTGGTCACAGCAGCTTTGCTGTACGCAATGCTGTTGATCGCGAAAGCCAGCGTGCCGGTGGTCGTGAAGGTGGTGGTCGTGCCGGCCGCCAGGTTGCTGAGCCCGAGGGCCAGCGTGAGGGGATAAGCTGAGAGATTGTCCATGTTGGACTCCTTTATTTCGATGGTTGAATTGCTAGCTGGACTGCAGACCCGTGAGGATCGTGGCGTCCATGCCGCCGATCGTGTTCACGTAGGTCGTGTTCACGCCGGCCGCGTCCAGTGCGGTCGTGCCGGGAGTGAAAGTGCCCGCGGTCGGATTGATGATCACGAAGCCCAGCAGCGCTTTTCCCAGATTGGCAGGAGGCCAGCCCACACCCGCGAGGGTGGTGGCGGCATTGCCCATGGCGGTGGTAAGCGTGCCGTTGCGGTCGACGTAGAACAGCGCGATGTTGAAGCTGTTCTGTGCGATGACCGGCCCGGACAGCGCGGGGAGCGCCGTGCCAGCCGCCACGGAGCGGAGGATGCCCTGGGCGATCGCGACGGTTGCGGCCGCGCCCGTTTTCACGAGCGGCGACGAGCCGGCGTTGATCACCAGCCCCGCCTGGCTCAGTGCCTGCGAAGACAGCGAGTCGGCGATATTGGCGAGCATCGGGCCCAGAGCCGCTTGGGTAAGCGGGTCCGAGACACCTTGCATGTATTGGGCGATGGTGCCTTGCATGGTGTCGCTCCCTTACAGGGCCTTGGCGCCGACGTTGGCCACAGCCATCCAGCCAGCGTTCTCGATCATCACGGCCTTCCACCAGATGGTGCCGGCGTAGCCGCGCTGACCGAAGGGGTCAGACTTCGACTTGTCGCCGGGCTTCAGGTAGGTCGGGTCCAGCGACTCTTTGCCGCGCACCGCGATTTGCGACCATGCGTCTTCGCCCATCACGATGAACGGGTAAACGTCCACGTTGGTGCCGCTGGTCGAGTACAGGCCCGTCGCACCCACTGCGGCGCCGGCGTCCTGGTAGGACGGCAGGTCAGGCGAGGTGATGAAGCGGATGCGCTCGACCGTGCCGATTTCATACGGCATCGGGGTGCCCGATGCGTATTTCTCGACAGGGATGAAGCCCGGCAGGTCGCGGATGTCCGGTTCCAGGTCGGTGTGGCAGTAGACCGTGTAGCCCACGCTGACAGCCGAGGTGCCGAAGTTGCCGGAGGCCGACAGCATCTTGTTCACGGGCTTGGCATGGTTGGCCTGCAGCTGCTTGACGATCTTGCGGATCAGCGGCAGGGTCAGGCCACCGTTCACCGTCGCGCGGGTGGTGCCCGTGCCGCCGAAGAACTGGTTGGTGCTGGCCTTCAGCGCGCCGTAGCAGATCATCTCGTTGACCAGCGACACGCGCTCGCCGACTTGCTGGATCATGGCCTGGGGGATGTCATCCTCGTACAGGTCATAGGTCTTGTCGGTGAAGCCGTACAGGCAGGCGTACTGCTGCACGACCACGGTGATGTCCACCGGCGTGATGCTGTCCGGGGTGGGCGTGACGCCCTCCTGGGTCAGGTTGGCTTGCACCATCGCGTTGCCGCGGTCGCCAGTGCCGTTCTGGAAGAACTGGTTCTGGGTGTTCTGGTTGGTCGCCGTGGCGCCGTAAGGCAGCCAGCGACGGGCCACGTAGGTGTCGCTGTTGTTCTTGGGCATCTTGACCTGGCGGCCTGCTTTGCCCAGAACTTCACACGGAACCGCGTGGGCAAGGATGGCGCCCTTGTACTTGTTGATCCGGCCAATTGCGAGGCCAAATGTTTGCATCGTCATTTTGAAGACTCCTTATGCTTGTCCAGTTTTGAAACCCTCACTGAACCCGTCGTCGTTTTCGGCCCGCGCTGCGGGTGCAGCGGACGAGCCTCGAGGCGTGACGGATGCAGCGAGCTGCTGCGTTCTTGTGGATGTCCTGGCTGCAGGTGTTGCTGAAGATGCGGGTTTCGTCTTGTGCTCCATCCATTTGCGCAATGCCTTGGCGGCGTCGCGCGGTTCTGGGGATGCACACAGCGTTGCTACCTCGGCGTTGGCCGCCTTGAAGTCCTGGAATTCCTTGGTTTTCACCTCGGCCGTCCAGTCGCCGTCCACGATGTTGTCAAGGTGGAGGTTCACCGCGCCTGCGCGCGCTGTCTCCGTTGCCTTGGCAACCTCACGTTCAAGCACTTCCTGGCTGATGCCGCCCCCGCCTGCACGGACCTTCTTGAGGGCGTTGTTCACGCCCGCGACTTGCGCTTCTATAAGCTCAGGGAAGTCCCGTTGCAGTTCAGGGAAGTCATCGGCTGTCACCTCGATCGCCTGGCCGGCGGTTTCCAGGCGCTTGGCGATGTCGCCCATGCGTCCGTTCACGCTGGCCATCTGACGCTTGACTTCGTCCACGCCCGCCACGCGGTTGGTCAGGGCTTCCCAGTCAGCGCGGGTCACGCGCATGTACTCGGGCTCTGCCGCGGCGGCTTCTCCACTGGGTTGACCCGGTTTACCTGCAGCCTCGGCAGACGGCGTGGCCGCGCCTGGCTGGACTTCGGGCTTTTCCGACGCTTCACCAGCGCCCTTTGCCTCGAAACCAGCGGCGAGATCATCGTCCTCGTCTTTGTTCACGGCGGCGTTGTCGACTTGCGACTCCGCTCCGCCGGTGCTGTTCTGCTCGGTATTTGCCTTGTCCACTTCCAGTTGCTCTCCTGCCATGTCAGTTTCTCCACTCAAACAAACCCCTTGCGGGGCAACAACAGCCGAGGCTTTCGCGTGGGCTGCTTCCTACTGCCGGGCCGATTTCTCGGGCGGGCAATCCTGTCAGGCCTGCATTCCCGGCGGCAGGTCGAGCCGCTGCACCGGGTGTTCCAGGGCCAAATTCCTTTTGAGCTCGGCGATGCGGCCGCGCAATCGGGCGGTCTTGGCTTCGTCGAGGTCGGCGTCGTTCTCGCGGCGCGCGTTCTCCAACTCCTGCTCCCAGTGCTTTTTCAGGCGCTGGAATGCCGCGGAGTTGATGTCGCCCAGGGTCAGGGCGAACGGTGTGGGGGGTGTTTGGAAGGCGCTCATGGTCATTCCTGGAAGGCGCGGCCATCTGCGGCGCGGCCTACTGGCTCAACGATCGGGGTGGCCACCTGCGCGGCTGGTTCGGTACCGGGCTCGTCGTCGCCTACACCAGCCATCACCAGTTGGGTGCGCAATGTCATCGCCGTCTTGGCCAGCGAGGCCTTCACGTCTTCCAGCTTCAGGTCGCGCTGGTTGGCGTAATTCAGAAGGGCGATGCGCTCGCGCACCTCGAGTTCTTCGCGCTGGCCCTGGGCGGTCACCTTCGTGCGCTCCGTGGTGGCGTTCTCGAAAATCGTGTCGCGGTCGCGGTCCATCGTCGCGGCCTCGATGCGGGCCTTGGCATTGATCTCGGCGGCCTCGATGCGCGGGTCTTTCGGCTGCGGCTGCTTGGCCAGCTGCTCGAGCTCGGCGTCGGTGTAGCTGACATCGGCGGGGTTGAAGCGCTTGGCCTGCAGCCACTTCTTCATGATCTTCTTGGGGTCCAGGCCGTAGGACGGATCCTTGGACAGCGGGATCATGTTGCTCAGCGTGGCTTCCTGAATCGACTTCTCGACCATGGCGCTGGAGCCCTGGGCGTGGACATCGAAGTCGCCCTTCTCATCGTCCGGGACGTTGTCATCCAGCAGCAGCCATTCGTAGAGGTCCAGCACCACGGGTTCGGTGATGCTGTCGTCCAGCACCATGGCGATGCTGCGCAGCAGCGTGTGGGAGTTGGTGTTCTGCAGCTCGGCCTGGCCGAATGTCTGGGGCGCGGTCTGCCCATCTTTACCCTGGGCCACCAGCGGGATGTTGGTGCACTCCTCGGCCAGCCGGAAGGCGTACTCGATCACTGCCTGAATTGCGGCGCCCACATTGGTGACGTTGAAAGCCTGGAAGATTTCCCGGACATCCACACCGTCCTCGCCGTACCAGAGCTTGTTCGGGTACAGCGTGTAGCTGCCATCCGCCGGTTGGGCCTTGGTGCGCTGGATCACGATCTGCGGACCCGCGGACACGCCGGCATTGTTCAGCAGGGCGCGCGTGCTGCCGTTGGCCATGCGCTGGGGCACGTCCATCTGCTCGGCGATGCCCTTGCCGGCCCAGTGACTGGCGCGGCGCGACCAGGGCATGCTGCGGTAGCCGATGTTCCCGGATTTGGTCAGCGGGTTCGGGGTGGCGCGGATGACGTGGCCGTTGACCATCGTGACGATCGCGTCAACCTCCAGCATGGTCTCCGGCAGGTCGCTGTCGCCGATGCCGCCGCAGCACCGGAACTCGTCGCGGCTGATGGTGCCCACGAAATACCAGATGACGAACTGGCCGTCCTTGCGCTTGTCGTTGTCGTTGCCGTTGCTGTCGGCGATGCTGCTCAAGCCTGGGCCTTCTGCCAGGCACAGGTCGATCATGTCGTGGATGTAGATCGGCGTGCCGTTCTCCAGCACCTCCTTCTTGAGGCGACGCAGCTTGCCCGGGCTGATGGTGTCGCGCTCGCAGCAGAAGTCGCCGTCCTGGATGTTCTCGCCGCAGGTGCCGTCCGGGAAGAAGTTCCAGGGGTTCACCCAGCGCATGCCCGGCACCAGCTTGCGTTTCTGGATGACCTTGCCGCCTTCCATGGCGAACCGGGCCTTGACTTGAGGCTCGGGGCAGCGGAAGACGCCAACACCCAGCCGGGCGGCGTCGTGGATCACGCGGCGCATCTGGCTCGGGTACTTGGCTTCCTGCATCCAGTCGTAGATGCGCTTCTCTGCTTTCTTGGCAGCCTTGTCGGCCTTGGCCAGTTCGGCTTTGGCCAGGTCGCCCTCGGTCGCCGGAACCTTCCCGTTCTCGTCGGGTTGCACGCCAGGCGCCGGCTGCTCGCCCATGCCCAGCATCCGCTTGACCTTGCCGACGACACCGGTGATGGGGTGGGCGGCAAGCGGCCTCTGGCTTTTCGAGGCCTCGACCATTTCCGGGATCTCGGTGGGCTTGAGCTCGAAGGCCTTGTCGTCGATCGGCAGCGTGATCTCGCTGATCTTGGCGGCGCCGATGTCCACGTAGCGGGAGGTGATGGGAACAAACACCGTGCTGCGGCCGTTGGCCGGCGCCGTGGTGTCCTTTGTCAGCGGGCCCGCCATCGTCTGGGGCTTGGTCCACTGCGCGCCCTTGATCTCGTTGCGGTTGGCGTCGTCAATGCCGAGGTAAGCCTCCTCGCAGGCCATCCATGTGTCCTCGATGCCCGATTCCCGCCGCGCGCTGACAGCCTGGTCGCGCAGGCCTTCAACGCGTTGGCCCAGCAGCGCCAGGGTTTCGTCCCGCTTCAGCCGGACCTGCTCGAAGCCTTCGCCCGAACCCTCCTGCGGCCGGCGGCTGTCCCGCATGCTGTCGGGCATGTGCTGGTCGATGTCGATGACTGCGCTCATGGAGTTCCTGGATTACTTGGCGCCGGGGCTGGACATGAACCGGGCATGCGCCTGGGTATCGGCGCCGGCCACGGCCGTGTAGGACGCTGCGGTGGAACTCAGGGCAATCTTGCAGCCGTTGACAAAGCCAAGGCCAAACACGCCGAAGTCGAAGGACGCATAGCCGTTGGCCGCGATCGGGATGGACGGCACCATCGGCACGTCACCAGGCGCCATGGCTGCGCTCTTGTCGTGGATCTGGACGAAGCCCAGGGTTGCGCCGGCCAGGAAGCTGCCGCCGTAGAGCGTGCCCGGCGACTTGGTGGCGCCGTCGGGCGTGACGGCCAGGACACCGGCCGCCAGGAATGCGCCGCTGCCGGCGAGCTGGGGGCTGTTGCTGCGGTCGGCGCTGGGTGCGAGTGTTGTGTTCATGTCATGGCCCTTTCAGCCGAGAACGCCCATGCCGGGCGTCGGGTTGGAATACGTGGGGAGGGTGGTGGTGCGCTCGACCTTGGGGAAGGCGGCGTGGCGCAGCATCATGCAGAGGTAGCGGGTGGCGGCCATCAGGTCGTCGTCGACCTTCACAATCTTTCCGTCGTCGCGGTGGTAGAGCCGGAATTCCTCGAACCAGTCGTTCAGGTGGGCAGCCACCTTGAGCCGGCCGGTCATCATCCGGTCCAGCATGTCCAGCAGGCCGGCCTCGACGCTGTTCCCGCCCTCGCCCTCTTTTTGGGGCGGCGTGGTGGTCTTGTCCGGCGCGTGCGTGGCGTGTTTCGGCAGCATCTTGAAGCCCAGGGCGCTGTACTGCGCCTTCAGGGCCTCGCCGCTGCCCTTGTCGTGCTGGTGGCCGTCATGAGGCCATGCCACGGGGATCCAGTCGCCCTTCGCCCGGTATGTCGCGTACTGCACGGCTGGCGTCGTTTCACGGGCCCGCCAGCAGTCGTAGATGTGCACGATGTCGTTCTCGGCGTCGTAGGCACCCCAGACCAGCGCGGCCGGGTGATCCCATCCGAAGTCAATGCTGGCCAGGCGCTTGAAGTGGTTCGGGATCTTGAACATCTGCTCTTTGACAGCAGCGTCTTCGACCGGGAAAATGCGGCCGCTACCCAGTGTCGGGATGCCGTTGGCGCGGGCCTCGCGCAGGTGAGCCGGGTAATCGGCGACGATCCGTTTCTTTTCTTCTTCCGTGTATCGCGTGGAATCCCAGATGCTCATGCGCGTGACATGCGAGCCCGGCGGTTTCTCCTGGAGGAACCGTTTGACCACCGCTGACATGCCCTGCAGCGGCGTGAAGGTCATGATCGTGATGCCGCCTACCGCGTTGGTCCGCGTCTTGCCTTCGCTGAAGATGTCCTCGGGTGGCTCCTCGTCGAACCAGACCAGGTTAAGGGTTTCAGCCTGCCAGCGCTTGCGGCCTTGGTCGTAGGTCTTGAACTTCAGAAGCGACCATTTGCCGTCAACGTGTTTGATGCGGACGTAGTCCACCAGGTCAGGCGTGCCGTTCGCGCGCTTCCACGTCCCGATGCAGTTCCGTGGAATGGCGCCAGTTCCCCACTCCGCAGAGCCAGGCGCGCCGCCCAGCAGCATCCGCTGCACTGAGTCCCGCGTGCCCTCGCCGGTCTCGGATGCCGCCCAGGCGCGAATCGCGTGCATGAAGCGGCAGCCATCCCAGTTTTCTGGATACTGGCCAGTAAGGTGCATGGCGACCTCGTAGCCACCGCCGTGGGTCTTGCCCAACTGATTGCCTGCCATCAGCAGGCGGTCGAATACGCCTTCGTCGCCACCAGCGCGGTGGAATTCAGCCTGTTTCGGCTGTGGCTTGTAGTTCTCCAGCGCGAAGCCGGCCAGCACCTTGTCGACCTCGGCCTGCAAAGCCTCGCGCTCCTCCGAGCTCAGGCCGGATAGCAGCGCGTCGACTTCGGGCTCGCTCAGTTCCATGGCGTCAGCCCTTCCCTGCCAGTTTGGTCGCCAGCAGCAGCAGCGTCTTGCGGCTCAGGTCGTCCAGAACGTTCTTGTCGCGGTTTTCCTCGGCATAGAGGTTGAACTTGCGCATGGCCTGCTCGCGCACCCTGACACGGTCCTGCCAGATGTACTCGACCACGATGTCCTTCATCTCTCCATTGACCACCAGGCGTTCAGTCTTGACGCCCTGGATGCACTTGCGCACCTCCGGATCGAGCTCGTGCGGCTGCTTGAGCTTGCCGCCAGGGGTCCACAGGGAGCCGAAGTCAAAGTTCAGTGCCGCGGCCAAACTGCGCGTCGTGCTCTCGGCCGTCACCTCGAAAGTTTTGGCAAATTGAGCGCGCCGACGGGCCAATTGGTCCTGTATTTCAACAAGTTGCAACAATCTCCCGCCAGCTGACCCGGCAGTCTTCGGGCTGTACCCGGCGCTGATCGCTGCCTGCGTGGCGTTCTCGCCGTTTGCCAGGAAAGCCTCTACGAAAAGGGCCCGCTTATGGGCTGCGGCGTCCTTTGAACTGCCGGCTTGCACCTTGGCGTGCTTGCCGCTCTTGGCTCTTTTGGGATGAACGACACCTACCACGTGCTTGGCTGTCGCACGGGGTCGGGTGGGCTTGTTCGCTGTTGCCATGGTCAGTCGGCTGTGCTCACTGCAGCAGGGACCCGTCCAGCCTGCGGATGCCCTGGCGCTCGGTCTGGATCACGCCGGCGTCTGGTGCTGCGGAGCTGACTTCGCCAGTCTTGAGTGCGGCTTCAGCCTGCGCGCCGGTCACGTACTCGGGCTCCGTCAGTTTCAGGAGGGCGCCGTGGCCTTGCTGGGCGCTGGCGGCTTGGATCTGCTCCATCACCCAGGCCAGGGCCTGGTGGGCGCCGTTGTCCGGGGCGAAGCCGTCCTCGAAGAAGGTGGTGATCTTCAGGCCCGCGCCATCGGCGTTGGGCTCCAGGGTCAGGACCGCCTTGGCGTTCGGGTTGGTGTTGGGCACACCGCCGGCAGCTGCGATCATCTGGTCGACGTCGAAGGCCGGGCCGGCTTGGCCGTTTTCCACCGCTTTTGCCGCGGCGGACTGAGCCTGGCGAGCGTTCAATTGCTTGAGGTTGCTCATTTCTTGCCCTTGGCAGCCTTCTTGGCGGCTGGCTTGCGGACCACCGTTTTCTGGGGGATCGGCTTGACCGCGGCTTTTTTGGCCGGCGCCGCTGCGCGCTTGACCGGTTTGTTCTGGGTGGCCACCGCTTTCTGGGTGGTTTCGGCGTGTGCCGCGAACTTGGCGTCGAAGTCGGCCTTGGTGTCCAGGGCGGCCAGGTTCAGGTTCTCGTGGCCTTCCCATGCTTCGGCGCCGCCCTTCTCTTTGTCCAGGAAGGCTTTGACGTCTTCCTTGGTGCCGAAGGTCTTGGCCAGACCGGATTTCTTGTTGCGGATCTCGTAGCTCATAAGGGTTACTCCTGGGGTTTCATGCGCCGCGCGTGTTGAATCCGTCCTCGAAGGAGGCGGCTTGGCCTTCGTGGTCGGTCATCTGCCCGTTTTCGGCAAATTCAGCGATGGCGGTAAATGCCGCCTTGAGCGTTGGGAAGGTGAACGACGTTTCCTGCTCGTTCTCCTCCTTGGTTTCCATTTCCGGGTTTCCGGGTTGCATTCCCGGATTTCCGGCATTTCCGGGAACTGCCGGGGCGCCGCCCATTTCGGGTTGGCCCGGCATTCCGGGAGCCGGTGCCATCGGAGCCGCGGCCTTTGCCTCGGTTTCGAGCTCGACGGTGAAGGTGCCGTCTTCGTTGAATTCGATGCTGACTTTGCGCATGGGAGGCTCCGGGTGGGGGGGGTGAAGGGGGCGGGGCGCCAAAGGGCACCTGGCGGCCAGAGCTATCCCGTGTGTCTGCCGACCCCGGCAGTGCGGCGAGGCTTTTGCAAGCCGCTATGGGTTCATCTGGCCGGCGTTCTTCCGCCGAAAAGGGGTGGGTGCTGCCCATGAAAACTGGGCGACTGCATGTTTTGCCCAGCTGGACAGCCGGTGTCTCGACGCACTCGCTTGCACGCTTGCCGCAGGCGTGGAAAACCGCAGCCGGTCCGTCATCGGCTGCAACCGGCGAGCTCGGCCCGGTCTAAATAAAAAACCCCGGCAGGATGGTCCTTGCCGGGGTGAAATCCAGGGCTTTCGCTCTGGATGGGAGACAACTTGTCGCAATTCTTTGCGCTGGGTCCGTGGGGCCCAATGCAAAAAAGCCCGGGGTTGCCGGGCTTTTGCGGGTCAATGGCCTTGTGGGCCGGTAATCAGGTTGATGGGCACATCCGCCAGCCGCCCGTCAGCTCAGGGCGTTGGCGCTTGGCCAGGCGGAGCACAAAGGCCTTGGCTTGCACGAACCAGACAGCAGGCTTGGTGTCTTCGACCTTGGCGGCGGCGAGCTTGAAGCCGTCCAGCACCCAGTCCTTGACGGCACGGTATGCGGCAGTGACAACATGGAAAACGGGTTCGGCGCGAGCCCAACACGCGGCGGCAAACATCAGGCCAGCTGCGAGCAGCAGCGAAAAACGACTGGTCCACTTCATAAAAATCCCCTCAAGGTTGTGCGCCGCGGCTACCGGCAGAAGCCCTTGCCATAACGGGATTCACAAACAAAAAAGCCACCTCGGTGGGTGGCTTTGGGAATTTTTGGAGGCGACTCTGCCCCCTGCCCGGGATTAAAACGCTGCGGGAATCGGTTGTCAACCCCTTTCTACGGTGGCTCTGTCCCGTCGCACCAATCGCCCATCACGTTTTTGCCTGCCCCGCAGTGAATGCAGCGGAACAAAATATCACCTTCGGCTACGTTTCTGGTGCTCTTGTGCTGGCAAGTCGGCGTGGAAATAACCAAGTTCGCCCTGGCCGCGTCCGTGCTCGATGCTTCGATGAGCGCTGCTGTCCACGCTTCTGTCCACGCCCACAACACTATGTGGTACTCGCTCATATGCAGCGCGTCGGCAGTGTATTTGCCCTGGTTCTTTTCCCACCATTCATCAAAAGTCGGGATCGGTCCTCGCTTGGGGATGGTGGCGCCAGTTCCACCTTTCGCCACTGCCAAGACAGGCGGCGCTGGGTAGTTTTTGGTGCTCATGGCAGTTCAACCTCATCGCCCAGCTTGCTGGCCACGTAGGCGCGCATGGCGGCGATGAGCGCTGTTGGACCGGCTGCCGTCGCATCACGCTCCGTGGGGTGGTCGAAGTACGTGTACCACCCGCCGCTCTCTGCCGCCTGAAAGCTGATCCGCTCCCGCTCAATGATCGGGCCACCCTGACCCCAATCTGTCGAAGGTGAAAAGTCAATGAAGATAAGTCCCGACGGGTCGCCTTCCGGCAGTTTCACCCTCACAAACTTCCTGCTTTGTGACAAGCCGCAGTGCTCAGCGGTCACGTTCATTCCGTTTGCCATGGCGACAGCGTAATCCAGTAGCGCGCCCTCAAGTTCAGCGGTTTTGTGTTTCATGTTTTGCTCCTGCCTGTAAAGAATACCCAAATGCTCTACGCTCACATTTACCCCCGGGACATAAAGCTCTGACTTGTTCATGTTTGCTCCTGAATTCATAGCTGTGCAGGCCCATTAGCATTGGTGGTGCGCCTGTTCCTACAGCAATTTACTACGGATAAGGCGGTCCAACAGGGCTTTCCGGGCTTCGGCGCGCAGCTGTTCCAGCTTTTTCGGGTCGTTCGGCAGGCGCGCGCTGCGCCATACCCAATGTCCGGTCGCCAGGTTCCGGGCTTCCAGCTGCAGGACCGTCCGGTGTTCCGGGCTGAGCGCCATGATGTGCTCGCCCACCGCCTTGAGCAGCCCGGATTCAACCTCGATGTCGAGCACGTCGTCTTCGCTGGCCCATTGCCGGTGCAGTGACTGCACGCCGGCGAAGCCTGCGGATGTCCGGTTGCCCTCAACGGGTGAATAACTTTCATCCCGGCGGTGCCAGTCCTGCAGCAGATCGTTCAGGATGTCGGTGGTGTCGCGTTTCATATTCATTATTTCCTCCAGACCATCGCGCCCCTGCGCACCAACAAACCATCGCGCTTCAAAATACCCACGCGCTCCAGAAAGACCATGCACTTCCCGAACTCGTCTTCGGATCGCCAGTCCACGCCGAGCAACTTGAGCTTGAATCCTAGGGCCGGGCCGTTCAGGTTGTGCATGTGCGTCCAGGTTTCCGGGAGAGCTTCAAGAATCCCGTCGGCATTCTTCTTGAGCCAATCGGGGTCTCCGATGGTGTTGAGCAGCGCTTCACTCATGGTCTTGCTCCTGAATTCATAGCTTGCTTGGCTTACTGGCCGTCGGCTGGCGGCGTATTCTCGATGCGCAAGATGAGGCTCTTGTCTTCGCCTTGGTTTCCGCAGCCGTGCAGCGTGGGGTAGTGCTCCTTTTGCCGCACCCATCCACCACGGCAGTCGTAAAACGAGCCGGAGAATATGTTGGTGGTGGTTGGCTTCTCGTGGAAGGACTTCAGGGCGTTCTTCTCAAAGTCGCTTTCTGGTGTCAGCACCAGCTGGACGACGCCGTCCTCGATGTAGATTGCGGTTTTCATGTTGCTATACCTTTCATAGCTGCTTGTTCCCGTGTATCAAGGGCTGGAGGCGGATTTGGCTCCAAAAGCAGGAGGGCCCAATGTGCGGCCGCACGCTCCCGGGGTGTGAAGCTCATGTCGCCCACAATGCGCTGCCATTCGATGACCTGCCGCCGGTGGCCGGCCTCAAAGACCGCCTGCTTCTGCTCTTTCGTCGCGCCGTTGTAGGCGTCGGTGTAGTGGTTGCAGGAATGGCAACCCCAGACAGTGAGGAAATCCGAAACCTTGTAGCCCATGCCCTTGCCGTTGGCCACCCCTGCGCCATGGCAGGCCACCGTGGTGCCGGTGCCGCCTTGGCAGATCGGGCTCAGCAGCAGACAGGGCTTCCCCCTGGCCAGCTTCAGCAGGTTCGGGTTTTCCAGCCGCGGCGACTTCGGGCACGCCTCCCCTGCCCCGTCGGCCCGGCTTGCGGGTGCGAAGTTTTGCTGGCCAGGCCATGCCATAGGGGCGCGGTCGGGCCTGGGCTTGGGGGTGAAGGGGCGTCTGACCAACATGGTTTACAGCCTCGGCAAAACGAGAATGCCGCGCATCCACGGCAACACCGTGATCCGCATCCCCATGACCTGCGGCCCGTCCCTGTAGGACGCGGTGAAGCTGACCATGTTGCTAATCTCAGGGCTGCTCATCAACTGCGCGAAGTCCTCGGCTCCAATCAGGACGCGCTCGCCTTCGTGGTTGTAGTGTTGCAGCAGGCCGGCTCGCTGCTTGGCGATCGCGTGTAGAGCGTTTGCCGTGTCGACGGTGTGGCGGGTGTAGGTAACCTGCTCCTCTACAACATTGCAGTTGCGCCGGCGCAGAAACCAGAAACACACGCGCTGCAACCACGCCCACCCCTTTTCCGGCCGGTACTGGAACCGGTCGGGCAGCAGCACCCGGTTCAACTTTTGCCGGGTCTCGATAAATTCAACAGTGTCCAAGTCGTTCTCCATCAGTTAAAAAAGCGCCATCACCAGCACCCCAATGGTCCCCAGCACTGCGATGACGATCACCACGAGGCAGATGGATTCAATGGAGGGCTGGTCTTGCATGGCGTGGCCGTTACAGCTCGAGGCCTTCGATCGCCATGGCCACCTGGTTGGACAGCATGCGGACGCGCTTCGCCTGGTCGTCGATCTTCTTGGTCAGAAGGCTGGTGGTGGGCTCGACAAGCTTTTCGGTTTGCCCGCTGGCAAGTTGCGCGCACGGCCGGCTGGCGGCGCCGATGCGGCCGCAGAGCATGTCGATTTGCACTGACCGCCCGTTGACTTCTTCCTGCAGGTTGTTGATCGCGCGGGAAACAACGGACTCACCCATGGGGTTGTCGGCGGTTGCCAGCTGCCCTGCGGCATGGTGGCGCGAATTGCTGTTTGCGTATCCTGTTTCCATCTTCATTTCTCCAGTTGTGCGCCCTCATACCCGGGCCGCTGGGCCTAAAAAAGGAGGCTTCCAAGCCAGAGCAGGAAGCAAATAACCGCCACTGCGATCACCACCGCGCCAGCCATTTCCATTGCGTGAAGTCCGTCCATGGCGGGTCAGGCGCGCGCGGGTCTCGGCGTGCCGGCCAGATCGGCGGCAGCGTCGGCCTCGGTCAGCACCGGGCGTGTGAGTTCGGTCTTGAGCGCGTAGCCCATGAGCGGCCAGACCTTCTGCACGGCGTTTTCGCGGGCGATCTTGCGGCCGATGGCTTCGTCGTAGTTCTCCGGGCTTGCACAGGCCGATTCACCGGTGACGGTGAAGCCGTTGCGCAGGACCAAAACACAGAAGGTCAGGAGGCCCAGCGCCTGGATGGAGATAGGCACCTCATGGTCGCCGGCGTAAATGCCGCCCGTCCCGCCGTCCCTGACTTCGGCCAGCACGCCCTGCTGCGCGGTGAAGTAGTGCTCGCTGGCAATGTTGGCCTGCAGGTCAGCCGGCGTCACGCGCGGCGCCGTCTTGCCCTTGGTCTGAATTTCCTGTTCGATGGCGCTGTCGCCTGTCGCGGGGGATTGCACGTGGTTCATAAAAATCTCCTGTTGTTGCGCCCTGGCAGCTGCGGCGCGTCAGCTTTCTTGCTCGATAAAAATCATCCCCAGGAAGCTCGCGCCCCATGCCTGCACTTCGAGGAGGAAGCGGCTGAACTGCTGGTCGCTCAGGGCGGCGGTGTGCTTGTCGGTGTCGTCCACCATCACGCCGTCGTCGTCGAACTGGGCTGGGCAGAACATCCAGACCAGCAGGTCCTTCATTTCCTTTTGGCTGTAGCCGGTGTGGCAGGAGAAGGCCTCCAGGATGTGGCCGTGAAAGGCTCGGCGCATGCCGGCGCGGTCCATGGCTGGGCGGGGGATGCGTGGTGGATTGCGGCTCATGGCATATACCTCGCCGCATAGGCTTCCATCAGCCGTTGTGAAATGGCCTGTATGGCGTAAGCCTCAAATTCCGCGGACGGATTTTCCTCGCCAATTCGCCGCCTGAACTCCTGCCAGACATGCACGGCCTCGTGCACCAGAATCGAAGCAGCCTGAACGCCAGAGATACCCGGGCGCACTCGCAAAGCCACAATACAAACGAGATTTCCGTTCGGGTTGGTCAGCCAGTGCATGGTTGCATCAGCGTGATCAGACTTCATCCATGGCACCCACTTGTCCTTGGGTAGCCTGCAATGACGAAACGCCTTATGGCATTCCCTCTCGGAAAGAACGAGCGTCAGGAAGGGCCCGACGATCAGGTCTCGGTTGAGCCACTTCATAGCTGCCATCCCAGCAGCAGCACTCGGGCACGGTGAAACCCTTTTTTCACTTCCATGTGCGCCTCGGCCGCCATTGAGTCGACGTGCACCTGCAGGCGGTATAGGGCAGCAGCAACTGCTTTGTCGACCGAATACCCAAACAGATCCCGCTCGTGGTCAGGAACAGGCTGGACCTGCGCTCGGCGCGAGCACACGGGGCCCATTCCCGTTGGGGTTGGCGCTTTCAGCGGCCGGTGGCACTTCACGCAAACTGTCATGCGACCACCTGCTCACGCAAATGCCGGTCCCACGCAACCGCGGCCTGCACCAGGCTGCTGACACCCATCTTTTTGCGGGCGCCGCAGAAATAGACCTCCACGGTCCTGTGGCTGATGCCCATGGCGCGCGCGGCTGTCTTTGACCGCCCGTGCTGGATCACGGCTGTCATCGCGGTGGCTTCGCGCTCGGTGAGATTCCAGGGGTTCGTGATCATTTTTTCCACCACTGAACCCGGACGCCGTTGATGTAAACCGCCGTGTACGCCACGCACAGCGCCACCATTCCCCACTGCTCTGTCGGCACGGTGGCCATGAACCAGAACGGCTGGCCGACCAGTCCCAGGACCGGCGCCCACTTTCGCAGCGGCGCGGAATTGCCCAGAGCCATCCACATGGAGGTCAGGCCGAACACGGCTATGGCGAGCTGGATCATGCGGCTGCTCCTTTGGCGATTGCTCCGGAGCCATACGGGCGCTTGTTCTTCGCCTGTTCAAGGGCGGTAGACCATCTGCAGTTGCCTGGCATGTAGTTTTTGTCGTTGTCGATCCGATCAATTGACGTTCTTTCTGGCGGCTCACCCATGTCTTCACGGAATAGCGCAAAGTCGTGCCACCTATCGCAAACAGCAATTCCACGCCCTCCCCAATCTGGGTACCGCTTGTTCTTGGGGTTCTCGCAGCGCTGGATCATTTGCACCCAGACGTCATAAAGAGCAGTGCCGGTCCCTCCGTGAACGAATTTCTGTTCTGCTGCCAGTTCCCGCTTGAGGCAACCGCAAGAATCCGTGCGCCCGAGCCGAAGATGTTCTGCTCGCACTTCCTTGGTGATGCCACAGTCGCAAATGCAGCGCCAATACGCTTTCGTGCTGCCTCCAGGTGTGACGCGCGATTCCGCCGCTCCGGTTACGAGCCACCGCCCAAACCGCTGCTGCGCAAGAGCAGCCTTTTTCATTTTTGAGTGCTCCGATACCAGTGAGCGATGAGCAGGCTCTCGGCTCGGTTGTGGTCCTTCACGCGCCCGATGTCCTCGCAGGCCGGGTAAAGCGCCCTCGCCTTCGCCATGGCCCGACGCTTGGCATCGGCTGAGCGCTGCGAATCGGTCATGGTCAAGTCCTTGGGCACCACCAGGCCGTAGAACCGCTTCCACGTCTGTGTGTTGGCATAGGTCAGCGGGAACTTGAGGCATTCCGCCACCGTCTCCAGCGCGCCCAGCGAGCGCAGCAGGGAGCCCTGCGTCTGCACGGCGTTGTTTGCGCCTCCCATGGTGCCCACTGCTTCCAGCACCACGGTGGGCTTTCCCTCGGCGGCCGGGCAGTGCTTCAGCAGAAGCGCGCAGAAAGCGCGGCCGTCGATCTTGTTCTGCACCAGCGCCTTCGGCCCGACGCCGGGGATTTTCATCACCGGCAAGTCGAAGACGGCGCGCAACCCGTTGTGGTCGATGATGCTGCAGGCGCCGGACAGGCCCGGGTCGATGCCGATGACGATCATGGTGCTTCCTTGAAAAGTGTGTACCCGCCAGCGCGGTTGGTGAACATGGACCAGAGCGCCAGGGTCGGCGTGGCGGTAATGTTGGACGCCACAACCCGGCGGATCAGCACGCGGTCGGGGTTGTAGCCCTCCACTCGCGCGAGATACCGTTCGCTGTTGTTGAAGACCTCCCACAGCGAACCGATGCGGACGCGGGGGCCGAGCGCCTGGCCGGATTGCGGCGCTGTTTGTTGTTCGGTGATGGTGGTCATACTTCGTCCGTGTAGGGAAGGCGCCCGCGCGCGGCCGGCAGCTTGACATCGGCCCGCATGTGGCCCGGCGCCAGGCTCTCGAAGCGCGTCAGGTGGTTGAGGAATGCCAGCTTCACGGTGCCGGTCGGCCCGCTGCGCTGCTTGGAGATGATGATTTCGGCCACACCAGGCTCGGTGCAGCGTTCCTTGGTGTAGTACTCATCCCGGTAGATGAACATGATCACGTCGGCGTCCTGCTCGATGGCGCCGGACTCTCGCAGGTCGCTCATCATTGGCCGCTTGTCGGTCCGGGATTCGACGGCGCGGCTCAACTGGGACAGCGCGATCACCGGGCAGTGCAGCTCCTTGGCCAGCAGCTTCAATCCGCGGGAGATTTCACCGACAGCAGTGGCGCGGTTTTCCTCGCTCATGCTGGCTGACACGGCCATCAGCTGGATGTAGTCCACCACCAGCAGGCCCAGCTTGCCACCGCACTGCTTTTTCAGGCGGCGCGCGCTGGCGCGAAGTTCGCTGATCGTCTGGCCGCCGGTCTCGTCGATGTGCATTTCGATGTTGCGCAGCGTTTCTACGGCGGCCGTCAGGCGCGGCCACTCGTCGCTGGTCAGCTGGCCGGTCCGCATGTTGGTCTGGTTGATGCGCCCGATGGATCCGAGGGTGCGGGTCGCCAGCTGGGCCGCGCCCATCTCCATGGAAAACACACCCACAGGCAGGCCTTCGTGCAGCGCCACGTGCTCGGCGATGTTGATGGCCAGGGCCGTCTTGCCCATGGATGGCCTGGCCGCCACGATGATCAAGTCTCCGGCCTGCAATCCGGCGGTCAACCGGTCCAGGTCGTGGTAACCGGTCGTGGTGCCGGGCAGCTTGTCCGGGTTTTCGGACAAGTCGGTGATGGTGTTCAGCACCTGCACCACCAGCTTGTCCATGGGCTGGAAGCCCTTTTTCATGCGTGAACCTGCCTCGCCGATGGAAAGCAGCTTCTGCTCGCATTCGTCCAGGATCTCGGCGACTGGCCTGCCCTGCGGGTTGAAGGCGTTGGTGGCGATCTCGTCGCTGGCGGCCACCAGCTTGCGCAGGATGGAGCGCTCACGCACGATCTCGGCGTAGCGGCGGATGTTGCTGGCGCTCGGCACATACTGGGCCAGCGAGTTCAGGTAGCCCAGGCCGCCGACCTCGTTTTCCTTGCCGTCGTGCTGCAGGTGCACGAACACGGAAACCACGTCGGCTGGCTTCATGGCGTTGATCAGCGCGCCGACGGCGGCAAAAATCAGCTTGTGCTCGTGCCGGTAAAAATCCTCGTCGGTCAGCAAGTCGCCGACGTTATCCCATGCGCTGGGGTCCAGCATCAGGCCGCCCAGCACGCTGGATTCGCCCTCGATGGAGTGCGGCGGCACGCGCAGCTGGGCTATTTGTCGGTCAGGCTGGTTCACTGATGGTCTCCCTTGCTCTGGCGCGCGCGTCGAGCACGGCTTTTTCTTGTAGGCCCACACTGGACCAAACCACCGAACCAGCGGTGTCCGTGTACCAAACCTTGCCCCAGCACCCCTTCACCGCATTGGCGAAGTGGCCGGGCCAGTCGATGTACTTTTTGTTTTTCTTGGTCGCGGTCTGCGTGTAGTCATCGCGGAACACGCACCAGGCCACGGCCAGCATTTCGTCGCTGATGCCAGCGTCCCGGCAGTAAACCCGAATCGAGTGCTCCGGCGGCAGCGGTTTGCATCCGGCCTGCCTGCACTCGTCGAGGTAGGTCTTCAGGGTTATTTTTTTGGGCTTGGCAGGGAAAGCCGGCTTGCTGGCGCTCTCTTCTGAACGTAGTGAAGAAGAGTTCTCTTCTCCTCTACTCTTCTCTGTGGTGACGGCGTCACGTGACGCGTCACGTTTTTTCGTGACGCCGTTCGTGACGGCAGCAGCCTTCTCGGCAGCCTTGCGATCGCGGTATTCTTTGGCCCGTTCGGCAGCGGTTTTGGCGTGAGTCGAACGCTCCTGTCCGGGGGTGTTGTGCTCAATGAAATTCCCGAATTCCAGGCCCTCGTTTCCGGGCAGCACGGTGAGCCAGTCAACGGCCTCCATGGCGGCACCGAATCCGGGTATTCCCGACATCGCATCGATGTCGAAAAGGCTGGCGTGACGCAGATGACCGTCACGGCCGGCGCTCTCATTTACGCTCGCCCAGACCGGCAAAAGCCCACCCACCGTCACACGCGTCACGACCGTCACGTGACGCAACGTGACGGCTTGTGACGTCGCATCACTGATTTCCGGGTTGCCGTACCACTCCCGAAAATCCGGGTTTGCCAGCAGCGTGCGCGCCATCTTGCTGACCTTGGGATTGGTCAACAGGCTGGTTCGCATCTTGATCCAGTCAGCCATGAACAGGCTCCTGCCTCAAAACCAGCGCATCCTGTGCGCCGGCCGTTTGAAAAAAGTCATTGCCCTTGTCGACGAGCCGCTCGCGTGCTGCCTGGTCGCGCAGGTGGAGCCACTGGTAGGCCTCATCCCTGTCGCTGGGCAGGCCGTAGTCCTCAAACCGGCGATAGGCGGCCAGGAAGTGGTCGCTGCAGCTCTGGATGTGGGCATCCCGCTCGGCTGGGGTCATGGCTTGGGGATGGGTGGCGGTGGCCATTTATGCGGCCTCCAACAGGGATGGCTGGTGGCCCTGCCGCTGGGCGTGGTCGATGCGCGCTCGGGCGATCGCCACGTATTCCGGCGACAGGTCAATGCCGATGAAATTGAAGCCCTCGAGTACTGCGGCCTTGCCGGTGCTGCCGCTGCCCATGAACGGGTCAAGGACGGTACCGCCGGGCGGTGTGACCAGGCGGCACAGGTAAGCCATCAGATCAGTGGGCTTGACGGTTGGGTGGTGGTTGCCGTTGCGCGTCGGCCAGTCGGCGTCCTCGCGCTCGCGCATGGTGGCGTTCTGGGCAACCGCTGGTGCTGCCCCCTGTGGCAATCCTTCATTGCGGTCCTCGCGGCTGGCCTTGGCGCAATAGAAGAATCTGGCTGCGCTGCCTTCGTCCAGGCGCCTAGCGCCGGGCTTCATCTTGAAGCCGACGGCACCCTCGTTGTTGCTGTCCTGCGATGCCTCCCCACTGCGCGGCATGGGGCCGCCTTCGTAGACGCTCGACAGCTTGGCGCTGGGCGCGCTCGAGCTCAGATCAGCCTTCTGTCCGGTTGCTGCAGGGAAGGCAGTCAGCACATCGTCGCTGCCGTCGTGGATGACGTTGGCTGGCCAGCGGCCAGACCCCGGCACAAATTCAGCGTGGCGCGTCTTTTCAGTCAATCCAACATCGTGACGATGATTGCCGCCCTGGGTGACCTTGAGTTCTGAGTAGTCAACTCCGCTTTCGATGCGGCAACCGTCGATATTCAGCGCCCCAGTGCCATGGGCCAGCACGTTGGCGGCCACGGTCCCGATCAGTGGCTTGCGCGCCATGCAGATGGGCTCGTGGGCTGGCTTCAAGGCGGTACCCCAGCCTTGGCGGTCGCCGTCGAGGTTGAGGCTCTTGGGAAATCCGCTGCCGTAAATCCACATGATCTGGTCGCGGATCTCGAAGCCCGCGTCCTCGATAGCTACCGCCATGCGGTGGTAGGTCCGGCTGCCGCTGAATGCCAGCCGGTACCCG